CACCTTGGAACGATTGTTGAGGTACGCGACGGGCCGGGAGACTTCGTTCTGATGAGCCGGGAGAACTGGCATCTCCTTCGAGGCTATCTCGATCTTGTGAGTTACACACATATCGACTCTCTCTTGTGGTGGACCGCCGAGAAATTCGGAATCAAGAAGGCCATGCTCGAAGAGTATGTCGTTCACGAAGACCATGACCGCTCCGATCATAAGAGCAGGTGGGGCATTCACTCAAGCGACATCCACAGATTCATCGGACAGAGGAATGACGAATCCTGGGGCCTGCACGAAGTCACACTCTCGGAGACGATGACATGAAGGTCGGACTTTTGTATCCGACAGTCGGAGCACTGTGCGAGAAGATGGCTTCGATATTTCCGGGCCTCACGGTTATCGGTCCTCCCTGCGACGATCTCAATAAATGGCCGAAGGAAATACTTCCACTGGCAAAAGCCATCGACCGGCAAGCGGAATGGAAGGAACTCGGCCTCGACATCACTTTCGAGGAAAAGCCCTACAGCGAGTGCGACTTCTCGAAATTCGATCTGCTCATCGAATCGGTGGAAACCTTCAACTATGCCGCCGACTGGAAGAATCATTGCCACCGCCACGAATGCCCGACCATCGTGTTTGTCTGCTGGTACGACAATCCAAGCTACCTGCCGGCGAACTATCGGGAAAAGATCAGCAAAGTACCTATCCTGCTCGGAATGCCCTCGGCACTTCCGGCATGGCAACTCGAATATCCACAGGCTAAGGTTGTTCCTGTTCCAGTCGGCGACTGGTGGTTTCAAAACGAATGGACCGGGAAACGCGAAGAAGCCCTGTTCGTCCTCGCCGGCAAAGACCTCTGGCGTCCCGAAAAGTCAGTGTGCGGCGTGGATATTTTCGAGCGACTATCGGAACGCTTTCCGGGTAAGATGCACCACCACGACGGAGCAACAGATTTCAAGACCGGAAAGCAGATGGCCCAAATGTTCAGCGAGTACCGGGTATTCGTGAATCTCGACAATCAAGGCGCAAGGCCGCTTTGCACTTCGTTTACCGAGGCGCTTGCTGCCGGTATGCCAGTCGTCGCTCGGGACTTGCCGGGACTGAACTACAAGAACTACATCGACGAGAATGGAGTTTGCACCGACGAGTTCGAGAAAATGTGCGACTTCCTTTGCATGTGTTTTTCGGGAGTCGGTTATACGAAGTATGCGAGCAATCGAAGCAGGGAAATTGCCATGCAAAACTTTTCAATCAGTGCTGCTCGGCCACACTACGAATCGGCTGCCATCGAAGCGGGGATGAAGTTCAAATGATCTCTCTACTCTTGCCTTCCCGTAAACGTCCTGAAATCCTTGAACGAATGGTTAAATCCGTTCGCGATACCGCCACAAATCATGTGGAAATAGTTGTCCGCTTCGACGATGACGACTTGGAGAGTGCTGACGAAGCCCCCGGAGATGTGTCAACCAGCGACCATGTGGATGAAAGCGAATTGGATGTTCCCCCGGAATATGGCGTTGTCGCCATCGTAGGACCGCGCTATCGGAAAATGACGATCTACTGGAACGAATGCTTTGATGTCTGTGGCGGCGATATTGTCTGCCAAGCGAACGACGACATGCTATTCACGACTCCCGGCTGGGATGTGATGGTCGAGAAAGCCTTCGCCGAGGTTCCCGACAAGATGCTGCTCGTTCACGGTGACGACGTTTTCGGGCATCGAGGTAACTTCGGTCCTCACGCCTTCGTGCATCGCAAATGGATCGAGACTCTCGGATATTTCATTCCGCCATACTTCTGCTCGGACTTCGGAGACGCTTGGATCAATGAACTGGCCGACCGAATCGGTAGACGCAGATACGTTCCTTTCAATGTCGAGCATCGGCACTTCTCCCACGGATTCCCGGAAATGGAAGATGAAAACACCAAAGACCGACTCGCCCGACACGCCGAGGATGATCCCGACGCCATCTACTATAGCCAAGAGAAAATGGCCGAACGCGCAAGGGACGCGCAGAAGTTAGCAGCCCTCATGGATGCGGCAGTCGATACGCACGGCTGGACGCCTCCGAAGGAACGCTCGGGAATCCTGAGCATGGGCAAATGTCCGAAGTGCGGGAGTGTATCGACGGTGCCCGGAGCGAATGGAAAGATTCATTGCAACCAGGATGGACATGAGTGGGACCGAGTGAAGAAATGAAATGGGACATCCTCTGCCTGACGATGCCAAGTCGGACTGAGTTTCTTGCCCGCTTACGGCAGAATATCGAACCGCAACTTAGAACTGGTGTTCGCTTCGTCGTAAAAGTTCACGATCCCGAACTGTCTCTAGGTTCCAATCGGCAAAGAATGCGAGAGGAATCGGACGCTCACTATGTATCGTTTGTGGACGACGATGACCTCGTAGCTGGCGATTATGTGTCACAAATTCTTCCTCGCCTTACGAGGGACTACGTTGGATTTTCGCTCCAAGCCTACGAAGATGGAGTTCCCCTTCCAGGCCCAACTTACCATTCCCTGATGTGTGGAGGATGGTTTGATAAAACTTTTGCCGATGGAACGAAGGCTTGGTTTAGGGATATTTCGCATCTAAACCCAATCAAACGCAAACTTGCTCTGGCCGTTCCAATGTACGGCGGCTTTGCCGAAGATAGCCGATGGGCTGGCGAACTTCGGGCGCTGGGCATCGTAAAGACAGAGAATTTTATAAATGAAGTCATGTATCACTATTATTCGAGACCAGGAAAGAAAGACGGTGTAAGTCCTGGGCCAGTAACGGCGGGAACCTGTCCGCATTGCCAATCATTTTCTACGGTAATGATCGGGAAGGCCAAGATATTCTGCAATCGCTGCTCGTACGAAGGACCGTTAAGCGGACCATTGCCCCTTGCTGGTCAATGAATAGCCCGCTGCGAGATGGTTAAATCTAACGTGCGGCATGACTCCGGTTTTCAATCCCTTTCGGTTAATCTCATCGCAGATGGTGCCATCGACCTGATCGGCTCGGCATTCTCGGAACTCGGTCAGGATTCCCTTGCGAACGAAAGCTATCCCTCCGACCGCGTGCATTTCGATCACGTCCGCAAGTGGAACTTCATGGCCCGCCGGGAATAGGCCATCGCAAATACTTGTCGCCGAAAGAAGCCCGTACTCGGGATGCGCTTCGAGTGTCGCTACACCCTTCGAGATGAAGTCTTTCCCGAGAATCAGGCAGTCCGCGTCGGCAATCACATAGATACTGGACGTGGCATTTTCCTCGGCAGCCTTCTTCGATTCGATATGGAAGTTCGGTCCTTCCCCGAAAATTTCTTCGAGTCGGCAATCTTTTTGCAGGAGCCAGCGAGCGAGAACGGCCTGTGTCAATCCCGACCGAATGCCGATCTTATCGCAGCACATTTCGGTGTGGTGGATTCTTACGAAGGCGTCGATCAACTCTCAGCCTCTTCTTTGCCATCAGCCCAGAAGTCGCACACATAACTAGGGTCGATAGAGGCTTCGTCCTTTAGTCTTACGAGTTCGCAAACTCGATATTTGTCTACATCCCGAGTGTAAAAGTGGAAGCAATTACCGCACTTCTCCTCGCCTTCCGAATCCAAGTAGTTTGATTCTTCCTCATTGAGCTTTACAGGGTGATTCTGCATTAAGCGGTCAGTGAGACTATGAAATTCGTTCGCCATTACCGAACCTCCACTGGAGGAATTTCAACGTCTGACGGTCGTGTACGGGCCTTTGCTTCGAGTGCCGCTAACTCATCCTCATTCAGTTCTGGAACCGGAACAGCGAGAGCACCGAACTTCTGGCCGCATCCTCCGCAGAAAGTATCATCGGGTTCCGCAGCCTTGCCGCAGGAGCATTGCTTCCCGGCCATCAATCGAACGCCATCGGCGCGGCAGAAGGTGTCTCCGACTCTCGGGACTTTAGCACATTGCGGGCAGACCATCGTGGAAACAGCAGAAGTCGTTTGCGGACGTTGCGCCGATCCGCGAATCATTTCTTGGACAGCCTTGTGACAACCACACCTACATTGAGAATCGTGGCATTCGGAGTGCTGACCGGACATGCAAAATTCTGCGAAACCGGGCATCTATTTCTCCACCGATTCTGGATGCCAGCGGGCCATTGCTGCGGGCCGAGCACGCTTTTGATTTGCAGCAGTTTTTTTCGCAGATCGAACCCTTCCCCCTTTAGCGCCACGGCAACTTAAACAGGGAAATGGTTTTCTGTGTATTGGGCATATCCCCCGAGTTCCTAATCCTCTAGGCATGATGCCTAACAATACTAGTTTTTTGTTGGGCTTGCAACATAATTTGGAAAGATGTAGAGTCCTTCCGAATGCCGAACATTCCCGAGTGCGCCAACCATCTGCAAGGTTCCTGCGAACGGTCGAATACGTTCGTCGAGGGTGAACGCCACAACTGTTTTGTCATCAAGTGTCGAACATGCGGCGGAGTGAATATCTGGCCTTTCGACAAGGAAGAAAAACTCGGGAAATACACCAGTTTTCTTAAGCATCAAGCAGCAAGAGAAGCACAGCAGCGTTCCGAATCTCTCAGACGTTCTTACTCGTTGCCGACGAGCTATGGAGTAGGCAAGTTCACCAGTGGAGATAAAACTCAATGATGTCACCCGAGGCCCGCGCCGCCGCATCCGAGCGCATGAAGAAAATGCAAGCAGATCGAAAAGCCAAGAAAGCCGATCCTGCCTTACAGGAAGCACTAGCCAAAGCTCCATTCATCACAGCAGTAAACACCGATCAGACAATGGCGCTCCCCACCTCGAAGCAGCCTTTTGACCAAGTTCTAGCCATCGAATCTCCTGCCATTCGGGTGTCAATCGACTGGCAAAACATCCCCATTGCACAGGGGGAATCCTTCTACGCGATCCTGAAGAATGAGTTCGAGAAGGCCGGAAAGATACTCAATGGCCGGCACAGCGCCGAGCAGGATGGATATACGTGTTTCATGTGCCACAAGCACTACGCGGGACGCCCCGGCATGACCGACCTCAGCTACCAAGACCCGAAGACAGGACTTTTCCCTCGCGTTGACCTCTGTGGCGAGTTATGTGTGGTCAATTACCATAAGCTCCGCATTGACATGAGGACCGCCAAGCATCTCGACGAAGCCAAAGCATTGCAAGAGGCATAATGGCAAAGCCAATTCTGATATTTTCTAGAAAGAAACCCGGTCCCCCACCCACCCCTCGCTGTGAGCAGAAAAGGAAATGGAAATCAAATAGAAACGCAAATGGACTTTGCTCTACTTGTCCAAATAGCCTAGATCGAATCGGAGTTATGTGCTCTACCTGCGCCGACAAAATGAGAGAGCGTGGCATAAAAGAACGTAAGCGATTGAAGAAATTGGGTATCTGTCGCTCTTGTAGGAAACAGCCCGTAAGCAATATTGGCGACTATATGTGCGAAACGTGCAGGGCGACGCATGTGGCGGGGAATAGGGAGTACGTTGAGAGATTAAAAATACAGATTTATGAAGCCTATGGAAACAAGTGCGCCTGCTGCGGAGAAACGAATCCAGGGTTCTTTACTTTGGATCATGTTCGTCAAGATGGGGCTGCCCATCGGAGAGAACTATTCGGTAGGAATATCGCCAGTCCAGTAGTCATGTATAAGTGGATCGTCAAAAACAATTACCCCGATAGAATTAGAATTTACTGCTGGAATTGCAATATGGCGTCCTACCGTCATGGCGGCATCTGCCCACATGAAATTGAAAGAAATAAGAAAGCTCAAGCATGAAAAGCCACGAAACAACGTGGCTTGATAGGTCGAGACAACTTCTTACACGATTGCCAATTCGCCATATATCAAGCCAAAGAATGGCCCCGTTTCAGTTCAATCCCAATCAGGAATTGCGCTGGCGAATGATCTGCGACCAGTGGAAGCGCGAGAAGAAAATTAGGGTGATCGACCTCAAAAGCCGACGTGTCGGAGTTTCGGCGCAAACCGATGCCCTGTTCTGGTGCTTTGCAATGTCTTTCTCCCACATGAACACGAAGATTGTGGCGCACCTTGCCGGATCAGCCGAAGAGTTGTTTCGCGTGCCTTCCGACCTTGCAAGGGCGTTTCCGGGCTTTCCGCTCGAAGACATCCAGCAAAAGAGACTGCTTTTCAAGCATCCCGACGGCGATAGCCAAATGACGATGGCGACCGCCGGAACGCCTTCTGCCGGCCGTGGTGGAACTCTTTCGGCACTACATCTTTCCGAAGCGGCTTTCTATCCCTCCGACGAATCGTTTACGGCCATGATTTCATCGGTGTCGAAGGGCGAAGGCAGCGCAATCATCATCGAATCGACGGCGAATGGGCGTGAGGGTCCAGGAGAAGCCTTTGCCGAATATTGGGAGAACGCGGTCGCCGGCAGAAACGGGTATGTCCCTATCTTCCTCGGATGGTTGAACGACCCGCAATGCCGAAGACCAGCCGAGGAAGCGGAAGACGCTCCGAAAGACGACCTCGAAAAAGAACTGATGCTCCCGCCGTTCAATGCGACTCGGGAACAGATTGCATGGATGCGCCGAACCAAGGCCGACGACTGCCGCGATCAGGAAGTGAAATGGCTGACCGACTACCCGCATTGCCCGGAAGTGGCTTTTCAGGTGTCGGGCTTCCCTGCATTCCCTCGGGAAGAATTGGCCTACTGCGAATCGACGATAAAAGACCCTCTTTGCCGTGGAAAGTTTGTTCGCGCTGGCGCAGCAGTCAAATTCGAGCGCGACGATAATGGACCTGTATTCCTGTGGAAGTATCCCTATAACGAGCGCAAGCAACCGGACGGAATGCACTACTACGTCGGCGCTGACGCGGCTCTCGGCACGGAAGAGGGAGACTTCGCCTGCTACGCTTGCATCTGCGGAGAAACCGGGGAAATGGCCTGCCGATTCGCCGAACGCATTGCTCCAGAAGTGTTGGCCGACCAGATGGATATGTGCGGTCGCTTTTACAACATGGCGCTTGTGAATATCGAACTTACCGGAAACCTCGGACGTTGGGCACTTGTCGCGCTTCGGGACAAGTTCCGCTACCCGAAAATTTACCAGTGGAAAGGCCGTGACGACCGGAAACGCGGCAAGAGCCGAAGCATCGCTCTAGGATTCGAGATGAACCAAGCCACTCGTCGGCTGATTGTCGATGCGGCCAGAAGCGGAATCCGCATGGGACTAAAGGGCGAACCTGGGGCACTTGTAATTCGGGACCGCGCTTTGATGAGTCAACTTTCACTTATGACCATCAAGGAATGGCGATGGGACGTGGTTCGTGGGCATGATGACATTGCCGTAGCGTGGATGATCGCTTGCTTGACGAGAGAACAGTATCCTCCGAATCGAATGAAGTTCGCACCGAAAAACGTCATGGACCCCGAAAGCCCGAAACAGATGCTTGAAGGATTGCCGATAAAAGAAGAAATGTCCGGTTTCCTACGAAGTGAGATGATGGCAGAGATGCGAAGGGCTGGTTTGCGTAGAGATGAAACTGGTTGGATGAGAGGGACTGGAAGACGTAAGATCGACCGTCTCGTTGGCATCTAGGAGGTGTGATATTCCCGCGTATACGAAAGGCGAAGCCAGCCTAGAAAATTACATGCTCAAGATCATCGCTGCTCTCTGCAAGATGAATGGCGGTGAACTTAGAATTAAGGGAGAACTAGTTGACATTATGGACCAACCTGTAATGCTGACGAAGTTCTGGGATAGCGCCACGCAAGAATTGGTACTTACGACCCACATGGGAAGTTTCCCAGAAGTATTCATCGCTCGCCCTGAAAAGCAGAACACCAAGGAAGTCATCGCCGCTGACCCGATTCGTAAGCAAACACAAGAGGAAATACCGCTTACTCTTCCTCTCCGGCCCCGATCTTCTACACTCGACGATGAAAAAGCCATTGCGCTTGAGAAAAAAGTAGATAAGATGAGGCTGGCAAGAAAGATACGCGATGAGATGGACGCAGCTCATCGACAGGCAGGAGCCTAATGGAAAATATAACCATCGTTCTGACGTACCATCCCGATACGCTAGAACTGGACGTTGACGCTCCGACACTTGCTCTCGACGTGGTAATTTCCTTCCTGCAACGCGCCATGCGGCAATGTGAGAATGCCGAAAAGATTGTGGTAGCGCAGCAAGTCACAGCAGCCGTTCGGGACGTGAACGCCAACGCCGCTTTCAACGAAATGCGGACTAAGAAAGTTCTTAGCAACATCAAAATGTAATGTCCGAAGACACTCCAAACCGAGCACGCGAAGCCTACGATGCAATGTGGGCGCAGTTCGACAAGGACGCCGAAACGAACTGGACCGAAGCCTGCCGAAACCTCAGACGCGCCCTTTGCCAGAACGCCGGGGAGCTTGTGCCGCTTTATTTTAATAGCAAGGATCACATGGAAGCCGTTTTCAAGGTGAAAGAGCAGATGAAGTCTGCCGAGAGGCCGGAAGAAGCGGGCGACCCGGTGGAAACGATGTCGAAATACTTGCGCGGGGAGATTGAATTGTCGAGAATCCCTCTTGAAGCGCCGAGGAAAAATTGAGCATTTCTTACGTTCCGATAATGATGGGCACGGAGAAGAAAAGCTCTGGCCCGTCCAACCAAGAACGACGCATCTCCCGGCAGATCGACGAATTGATGCGTATGTCACGCGCCGAGCGCGAACAGAAACAAGGCTCCGATCACGCGCAAGAAATGGTTCAGCTTTACAACCTGCATAGCTACGCTACTTCCGCAGCACCATCCTTCCGGCCCCGAGTCATGCTTCCCGAAGTTCAATTTCTGATGATGTGCGAGGCCACGGATTTAACGAATGACACGCCGAAGGTTTACATCTCCGTGGACGGCAAAGCGGACGAACAGCGCGAGAAGGCTTTCAATGCCGCATGGCGACTCGGGATGTTCAACAACCGGATATTTGACGCGGTGCTTTGGTCGCAATTCGTCAATCCCTCATGGATTCAGTTGGGATACGCGCCGGATGCCCGAAACGGCAAGGGCATGGTCTGGATTGCCGCCGACGATCCCTCCTCGGTTTATCCCGACCCGCACGCCATCAACGACCGCACGATGGCGTATCTCGTTAAGGAACGCTATTTCTACGTGGACGAAATCAGGAGAGCCTATCCCGAGCGCGGGAAATACGTGAAGATCGGAGGCGGCTATGACGACTTCCAAGACAACGAGATGGAAGGTTCTCGATTCGATCTTTCGATGGAGTTACCGCCAGGTCCGCTCCGAGTTGATGCACCAGAGGGGTTCGAGCATCAAAGAAACGGGCCAAGAGTTCGTGTGCGATACCTCTGGGTCAAGGATTATGCGAAAGAGAGAATCGAGGAAATCGCTGGTGTAAAAGCGGGAAATGGATTCGAGCTTGTCATTCAGCCGAAGAGTAAGTGGAAATTCCCGAATGGCAGATTCATCGTCGAGTGCAACGGTATTATCCTTGCCGATGGCCCCAATTTCATTCCGCGCTTACCGGAAGACGATTTTGGAACTTTTCCGTTTGTTGGTGTCTGGTCGATGCCTCATCTCAACAGCATCTACGGCCCCGATCCCGTACGCTATGCGAAGAATCCGCAGGACATCGCTGAGAAATTGAGCACGCAGCTTGTCGAAAACGTAGTTCGCACTAACAACGTGCAATGTTGGATTCCAAAAGACGCGGGCATTGACATTGACGCCTACGGCGGGCTTCCCGGAGAAGTGCAAGTTTACGACGGCGATAAGCCTCCGACGATGAGTTCGCCGCCACAGATTCCGCAGCACATGACGCAACTGCCGGAATATTTTCTCGGGAAGGTAGGGCGTTACACTGGCACAACACCCGAGCGGCAGGGACAGGCCGGGGGAGGGAACATTTCACCGGAACTGTTCGATGCGGCTGTATTTCAAGGACAGACGTTTGTTCGGATGAAGGCGCGACTCTTAGCCGAATCGTATCAGCGCCTTGCAAGAATGACTTTTTACACGATGGCGAGATTCAAGCGGCAGGATGACATTCTTTCAGCGGCTCGCGGCAAGAGAAAATCATGCGCGTGGCTTCCGATTCCCGATGGGGCGGAATGCGACATCGAATTGGACGAGGCCGACCTAAAAGCCGTGTCTTCGTCGATGATGAAAAACTTAGTGATGGCCCTCTCGAAGACTGGCGCTCTCCCGCCGAAGTTTGTGTTCGAGACGCTCGGCCTTCCGAACGCTGATGAGCTTGCAGCGCAATCCACTCAGGCGCAAGAGCTTGCCGCTATTTCTAAATTGAGAAAGCCCCGATGATGTCCGAAATACTTGGAAATATCGCGCAGCAAATGAGTCCATCCACATCAACCACTCAGCCACTAATGACTTCACCAAGCACTGATGCGAAGAACCAACCACAGTCAAAGTGGCCCGTTGGAATGTTAGAACCTCCAAACATAAATCTTTATGATCGGCCAACCGTTCACAATCCCGACGGGACGATTAGCAGCGTTCGTTCAATGTCATTTGAAGAAGATGGACATTCCATTGTAGTTCCCACAGTGAGTGACGATGGAAGGATTCTTTCCGAGAAAGAAGCTATCGACCAGTATCATAGAACTGGAAGACACTTAGGAAGATTTGCAACAACAGGTCTATTCCCTTGGCAGTTTTCTGATGCTTATTCACAGCAGCTACACGACGAATATGCTAAAGGAGAATATGGTGGACAAAGATCGGGACAAAGCATTGTGCCGCAAACTACTCCGTGGAATTTGACGATTCCAGCAGGAAAGAAATGACCACTCAAGTCCAATGGGTCCGTGTCGGTGATGCTGCTCGCTACTACCAGACGAGCACGCAGACGATTCGGAATTGGTGCAAAGTTGGACTCCTCGTACGTGTCGGATGCCAAGTAATGCGCGATCCGAACGGTCGCTGGCGCATCGCGCTCCCCGAAAAGTAAACCTCTAAAACGCAAAATCCGCAAAATGGTCTATTGCCATCCCTTGACGTGTGCCTCAATGTGTGCGCGGTGCGATACGAACTCATTCATCTCTCCGAGCACTCTCATCCGGGATACCAAGCTCCGATCTATCTCGTTCAATTTGCGATTGACGGAAAAGTTTCTCCGCCTTTCTGGTCCTCGAAGCAATCCCGCATTGAACTCGGAGAAGAGATGTGGTTTGAGAACTTGAAACTCGAAGCCGAAGCAGCCCTGCAAGAGAGCGGGCCAAGCCGAGCACTGACGAATTAGGGAGAACAACATGGCGCGAAGAGGGAAACGCGGTTCGATGAATACGAAGATGGCTGGCCGGAATCCCGGCGCTCGCAAGGCTGGCCGCTACTAAGAGTTTGCAGTTGGGGGTCTCCCCTGAAAAACAGGGTGCCCAACTAGAAAGGAGACACTGAAATGGCGCGACATCGTGGACGCAAAGCCAAGCGGCGTTAGTTTTTGGCGCGGAAGGCACTAAGTATGGCGGCTGGGCGGGTGACGTGAAACACTCGCCCTTGCTGCACGGGAGAAGAAATGGCAACGAATAACGGGCGTGATGATCGGATCGACGTAGCGCAGATCGAGCGCAATCGCCGTTTGACCGAGGAATCGACACAGGAAACGCCTTTCAACGAAGAGATTATGGCTGGAGAGGCAAATTACGGCGAAGCACTTTACGACAACATGCCCGAGGACAAAGTTGGATTCATGCCGACGTGGAAAAGGAGATAGCGATGGCGAAAAACGATTATTTCTCAAACTTTGACACTCCGTACCAGACGCAGCCGCCGAAGGGTGCTGCCGAGGGTGGGATTGATTACGGCGGGGTAACGGCTATTCCCGAAGCGAACGATCCGATGGGTGTGATGCCGAAAGACGCGAAGCCCCGGAATATCGGGCCGTCCTCAAAGGAATAACTTGATTGGCTTCGCCGCCAAATCCGTTGCAAGGGGCAGGTGCTCCGCCATCCGGCGGTGGGATGCTCGGGACGATTTTAGGCGCTCTGTCCAACAGGGCTTCTACGAATCCGGGACAGGATTACTCCGAGCAATCCGCCGCCTTACAGGGTGCCGACCCTTCGATGATTTTGCGGCAACTCGAACAGATCAACCAGGTGCTCGGCGTTCTGTTCGTCAAGACGTTTCAAACGCTGCCGAATGTAGCAAATCAGATTAGCACGACGATGAAGGCTCTCAGCCGTGCAATTAAAGAGGGCCAGCAAGCCTCGAATGTCGGGGAAGTGGTAAAGAACTCAGAGAATCAAGGTTCACAGCCGATCAGTTTCAGTGCTGTACAGCAGGGGCAACCGCCGACCGGAAATGAAGCCCCCGCCAGCATGTAAAGGGAGAGAAAACTTATGAGCGTCGATCAGATCAAAAAGTTTCTTGAGCAAGCGCAGGAATATCCTGACAACACGCCAATCCGAATCGGCGATCAGGAGATTCCTCTCGGTTCTCTTCGGCAACTGAATGCCTCGGAACGCAATACGCTTTCCGAACGGCTCAAGGGAGTCGAAACAAAGGAAGCCGAACTCAACACTCGGCAGCAATCCATCGTGGACCTCGCGCAGAAAGCGCAAGCGGCGTATCAGGCCGCCGAAGAAGCCCGTGCCAAAGCGGGACAGGCACCTCTTCCGAATCCCGGCGCGGACCCATTCGCCGATCCGTGGCTTGCTCCGGTGAAATCGGCTCTTGACGCACGCGACAAGAAGATCGAAGAACTCTCGAACCTTGCCAAGAACCTGCAATCGACGCTCGGGCAAGCGGCCACCGTGTTTATGAAGCGCGAGTGGCAGCGCGAGTACGACGGCCTGAACTTCGGCAAGCGCGACAAGAAGCCGAGTCGGGACGAAATCCTGAAGTACGCGAACGAAAACAAGATCATCGACCAGGACGGAATGCCATCGGTGCGGCTTGCTTGGGAAAAGATGTCGGAAACTGACCGCCTCGAAGAAGCGCGTCAAGCGGCACTGGAAAAGGGACGCGAAGAGGGCCGCATGGAAGCGATGGCCGCTCGGGTTACGCCTCCCGGAGTTTCTGGCATCGGGCAAGGGCCGGCAGCGGCTCCGAAGAGAATCGGTCCCGAGACGGACGTTCTCGGCGATATGTACGGAGAGGCTTTGAAAGACCCTGAACTGCGGCAACTGATCGAGCAGATGGGTCCGGGAATGATGCAGTAACGCTTTTTAATCGAAAAAGGAGCCATAAAACATGGCCTTCATTACAGGAACAGGAATCAACCAGCCTAGCGCGACACTGGTAAACACGCTCCAGTCGATCTCGCAGAAGATGATCTACCCGAAGGTTGCGGACCTCGTGTTCCAGCCGTCGCCGACATTCTCATTCCTGAACCAATACGCCAAAAAGTACAATGCAGGGGCCGAAATCGTCTATCCCTTGCTGACCACGAAGATTACGACTCGTGGCGCGTATTGGGGCGACCAGCTTTTGCCGACTTCGGCGATTGACGCCATCCAACCCGCTGACCAGGTGTGGCGCGGCTATTTCCAGGCCGTGACGCTGCCGGTCATGGACATCGTTATCGGTCGCGGCGGTCCTGTGGGTCTCGATCTTGTGAAGACCTACGTGCAGGCTGCTGCCGGTTCGATGCTCGACATGCTGGCCGAAGCGGTCGCGGGCAATGCGCCGTTCAACTCCTCGATTGACCTCGATTCGATCAGCGCATGGGTACTGTCCACCACGAACACGATTGCCGGAATCAACCGCACAACGAACTCATTCTGGCAACCAGCGGCGAACCAAGCCATCGGCGGACACCTCACTCCGATCAAGCTCTTGCCGGCGTACTTCCTGACGACTTTCGGCTATGACGAGCCGAACCTGTTGATTCTGAACAACACTGACTTTGCGAACTTCGAGGGACAGTTCACGCAAAACTCGAACGCCTCGGCATCGACGACCATTATCCGCGCGAGCGACAATTACGCGGACACGGCCCCGATCCAGACTTCCTTCCGGTATCACATGCGGTTCAAAAATGCGGTAGTCCTTGCGGATCAACACTTTCCAGCAGGAACCGGTTACCTGCTGAACACGAAGTACATCTGGATGATCTATAATCTTGGCAGTTATTTCCGCATGACTCCGTGGATTATGCCGTCGAACCAGGACGTTATCACCGCGAGGATTCACTTGATCGCGCAACTCGGCTGCAATCGTCCTTTGGCCCAGGTTGCGCTCACGACTTTGAGCTAAGAACGATCTGATTCTTTTAAGGAGCCTTCGATGGCCTTGAATATTGGAGTTGAACGTACATTCCCAGGAGCAGGCGTATCCACACGCCAAACGATCCAGACCGTCACCGGACTGGCGATTACCTCGGGAACCACGTATTACCTTCCGGGAACTTCGCTGAACACGGTGGTCGGACTGCTTCAGCCGACGGTCACGATTTGCAAAGTGCGCGTGAAGATTTACAACGGCGCTGGAACCTCGCCCACGCTCACCAAATTGCAGATCATGGGCTATGACGGGACGAACTCCGTGGTCATCGCGGACTGGAACTTCTCCACCGCCGTCACGCTCTCGACGACAAGCTGGTTTGACGGATTTGCCTTCTGCATGGCGGATACGGCTACCGGAGCGACGAGCGGCGGCGCGGTCGGCCAACTCATCAGCGGGTCGAGCGCCACGTCCGGCAACGGCGGAATGATCGCCGTGAAGATTATCCCGACGCTTGGCGGCACTTCACCGGCGGCTACGATGGACGCGGAAATCTTCGGCCTCATTTAAGCCGAAGCTAAATTTCTCCACTGGTCGGCAACGGGCCGGGCTAGGCTTCCCTCAGAGCTTGGCTTGGCCCGTACCAGTTTAGGGGCACGAAATGCCAAATGATCTCTACAAGAAAGCCGATGACAAGACTCCATTCCGGCCCTTGCTCGACTCTCCTGCGGACCCCGACCCGCAAAGGACTCTTGGCATACCGGATCGGGATGTAGAACGGGCGCGTCAAGTAGCGCGTGAGGCCGGAGCGTACAGAACGACAAGCAGGAGAAGCGCGAGACGCTAAATGGCAACGACAAGAAACTTACGGAAGGCCGTCCGCGACGAAGAGAAGGCCGTGCAGGATTACCAGCGGTCGGCAGACACGGCGCAATCGGAAGATAAGCCTGTCACAGCGCGGAAATTCAGGCATGTTCGCAAGGAAGAAAAGCAGCACAAGCGGGAATTTAGCAAGCTGCTGAAAAGAACTTCGAGGCGCTAAGTGGCTACAACTCCCATTGCATTGTTCACAGGTTCGCTCATCGGTGACGTGCTCGTACAGGCCCGCGAAACCGTACCGGATATGCCTCCGAGTTTGCCTGCTCCAGTAGCGGTGGCTGTGGTTACGACTCCCGGAACTGGCACGCTCGCGGCTGGCACGTATTTCGTCGAAGTGACGCAATGGAATCAATGGGGCGAAACGCTTGCCTCGACCGAATCTCTCCAACTTACGGTTCTAGCGACAAACGGCATTCAGATCACGTCGGCCTTGCAGGTGGGCGCGACCAAGATTCGAGCATATCTCACTCAGGTCAATGGCTCATCGGGAAGCGAGTCTCAGTATGTCGAATCCACCGTATCGCCGTTCACGATCCTTGCGAATCCGGTGCTTGCCGGCAGTCCTCCGGTACGCGGTACGGCATGGCTTCCCGACTCGGATGGCGGCTTTATCTCGGCAGGAGCGATTTACAGGTGGCTGAACGCAGGGCTTGAAATCATCGCTCGCGGTACAGGGGGATTCCAAGACTATTCGGCCATCGGCTCGACCATCAATCAGCCGCTTTATCAGATTCCCGCGAACTGGAACTCGATCACCGCAATCTGGTACGACGGTTACTGGATGACGGGCGGCGATCCTGGCTACTTCTGGAAACGCAACTCGATCACCAGCCAAGTGCTTGCAAATGCACATATTTCTCACAACGGTTCGCGCACGATTCTCGAAGTGTACCCGCAACCGGCCAGAACTTCGCTCGTCACGACTCTGGCAGCGCCAATGAGCACTACGGACACGACAGCGACACTTACGAGCGCGGCTTTTGTTCTGCCGTTTGGATTCGTTTCTATCGGTTCAGAGATTATGGCCTATGCGACGATAAATGGAAATCAGTTGACGGGCCTCATCCGGGGACTTGGCGGAACAAGTATCATCGCGCATGTCGCAACCGAAGTAGCGACGGAATGCAACATCGCATGGATGGGCAAACGGCAATCGACGCAGACCTATACGCCCGGACAATCTACAGCAACTCTTCCGATTGTTTCGGGATGGGATCAGCTTCTCATTTCATATATTGCAGGACGGGCCAAGATCGTCGAGCATGATTTACAGTCGATGAGTGCATTCAATCAGGACATGGAAAAGCAGGTAAAAGGTTGGGCGCAAACGGCGGGATCGGTGGTTCGCAGAAGGCAAGTGGGAGGACCGAGCAAGCCTGGAGTGTACTTCCCAGACGTTGCGGGAGGTATTCTTATCCAATAATAATTTATGGCCTACCAACCACAACTGTCCGGGCCTTTCTTAAAAGGCCTCGTCGCGTCCAATCAGCCTCTCGCGCAGCCGAAAGGCTCGTTTCCGCGTGGCTCGAACCTTGTGATGATGGAACGTGGCGCTCTGACTCCGTGCGATGGGTCGGGAATCATCAACTGGTTCAATGGAGCGGTGCAAACGAATGTCGGGCGTTTCATGTCCACGTTTCTTTATGAGCCGACCGGAGTGAATCCGTACTATCTGGCGATTAAGCAGGCGCTTGACGAGCATCTTGGAGCACCGCATATCAATTCAGCCACAGCATCGACAGGTGGCACGCTCTCTTCAGGAACGACCTATTTCTACAAGATCACGGCACTTGATGGCGTTGGCGGGGAAACGACAGCTTCCAATGAGGTAAGCGCGACACCCTCCGGCGGCAATTTGTCCGTAACTCTTGTGTGGAATGTCGTGCCGAACGCCTTTGGCTATAACATTTATCGGGCGACTTCTTCTGGTGCCGAAGTCTTGGTCATAGGAACAAAATTCCCTGCGCTTCAGCCGAATCCTTTGACCGCAACCGTGACATTTATCGACGACGGAAGCGGGTCAGTCGCTCCTCTGACCTTTACGATCACTACGGCAACCCGTCTAAGTACCAATACGAACCAGATATTTCTTACTACCCAACCGCCTTCTACGATTCTGAATCAATTAGCTACTGTTTCAGGAAATTCCGGCTCTGTTTTCAACAGAACCGGACGTATTATTTCCATCGGAACAAATTCGGTAGTGCAACAAGTCAGTTCTATTCCATTCGCTCCCGGTACTGGGACTGGTGGAACATTGACTGTATCGGGGGTAGGACCGCCGATTGCCGACACTACGCAGCAAACAGTGCTATTCCAAATGCCAGGTGGAGTAGTTCCAGTCACCTATAGCGATTCCAATATTGTCGCTTTCTATCCAGCTTCCATCGGCACGCTTGGACAGGTTCCGACTGGTGGATCGGGCGGAAGTGGAACAACTGGTCCTGGCATTAACGGGCAGGGCAGTTCCACGCCTTCTGGTGGTGTTGCGGGCCTCGTAGGTCCGTTGCCACAATTCAAGCAATTTACGAATCGCGCCGTAATTGCACTTGGCAACGGTTTCTCGATGCAACTGTTTTGGGATTCCACAGGCAGCCCGGTGAATACCGCCCCTACGGGACCGATTGCTTCCGTGGCTGTGTCGAACGACCAGGTAACTGTGACTGTAGCGGCATCCGTGACACTGAGCACGACCGATCCTACAAAGAATGGATTCATGCCCGTCGGAACAAACGTCATCCTTTCGGGGATGAGCGATGCAACCTACGATGGCGTGTTTCCAGTCATTTCGGTAACTCCTGGCGCTGGCGGAACATTCGTAGTCCGAAATCCTACCGCATCTGGTGGAGCATCAACGGGCACATTCACTGTCTCGACGACTCCGATCATCAGTACCTTCACTCCTTCTTTTCCGGCATGGACAGCAAGCACCGCTGTTGCCGCCGGCGACGTGTACGTTCCGAAAACGCAACCCGGAGCGGCAAATATCTACATCGTAGCAACACAGGGCGGAGTTACTGGATCGGTCGAACCGACTTGGCAGGCAGTTACCGCTACAGGCCAGCATTTTCCTACAGGCAACATCGCCGATGGAAGCGGTGTGATCTGGCAGGAGGCTGGCTACCTCACCTCACCTCAACCCCCCGGCGCGGGGCATATCGAAATCTACGCAGGATCGCTGTGGGCCTTAAATACATCCCCAACGAACACAACGAATGGACTCGATGGCCCCACCGCTCTGAGGATGACGAACACAAATGATCCCTTTGGTTGGAACTCGGTCAATCAGGCGTTTCTCGACAAGGACGATGGTGCGGAAGGGATGGGCCTCGGCAAATTCACGATTACGGCGCTCGGGATTCCGCCCGAAGGCTCGCTCATCGCCTTCAAATACCGCGTTCCCTATCAGATCATCGGGGTATTCGGCGCAAACAACTTTGCGATTCAGCCTGTTTCCTCGGACATGGGATGCCTTGCTCCGAGAACGATTCAATTCGTTCCGGGCTACGGTCTTGTGCGTTACTGCCATCTCGGATACGCGGTATTCAATGGGTTCAAGGATGAAGTTATCAGCGAGCAGATCAGGCCCTACCTGTTTCCGGTGAACGACTTCGACGCGCAAGACATTACCGTGGCCGATGCGAACTACATTCCGCTGTCCTGGGGAGCGCAGACCGCGAATCCTCCCATGTACGCGATAGCTGTTCCGATTGGAAACAGTGGCGGGCAGTTGACGCGCATATTCCTGTTCGATTTGATTCTGAAATGCTGGGCCGCGCCTGTCGATCTGCCCTTCCCGATTGGATGCATGTCTCAGGTTCAGCCGGTCACATCGAATCCTTTGACGATCATCGGTGGATTTAATGATGGAGCCTTGCAACGCTGGCAGGCCGGTGACACGAACTGGTATACAGGCGGCGGAGTATCGGCAGCAGCCGTTTTGTGGTCGAAGAGAACTATTACGGTCGCCTCACAGGATTCCAGCCAGCGCGTTTGGGCAAGAAGGCTGATTATCCGAGGCACGAATGCAGGAGCAAGCGGAAAGATTACGGTGCAGCCTCGCGTTTCCGGTGTGTCGCAGGCTGCGGTTCAGTATAGAATCCCTGCGAGCGGAGACTTCGACCTATTCGCCGACGTGGGACTTACCGGATTGCGATTCGACGCGGACATTAGCGGCACCGTGCATGTCGAGATTGACGGAGAGACTTGGAACATAGAACCAAGACCTTCGGGCGTTCCAGTTGGAGCTATTTAGGATGGTGACCGTTCGCACACTACGAGAGGACGAACCGTTTCCACAGCATCTCGGAACTGGCTTCGAGGCTATGCCTGTGATGAAGTCGTTTTGCTGGGTCGCCGAGCACGAAGGCCGGATAGTAGGAATGTTGATGGCAGCGCCGTGTCACGGACTTGCTTTCTTTGTGCGGCTGCGCGTTGATAAAGGCGCACCGATTTCGGTTACGTCTATCTTGTTTCGGAAGTGCATCAAGGATTGCGAGAAGCGAGGACTCAAGGGATATTTCACGTTTATCGATCCATCGCTTGACCTTGAGAGAAGGATGATTTCGATTTGTCATCGAGCGAAAGGGTTCCAGATTCCGTCCATGCAAGTAGGCCTTGTAGGACGGATCGAGGATGCAGCGAGGTTCTAATGCCACAGATTATTCCAGCAATCGTAGGGTTTTTGGCTGCAAACGCTCCCGCCATCGGAGCAGCTTCGGCGATTGCCGGGGCGGGAACATCTATTGGAGAGGCCATCGCTAATAGGGGCGGACCAGCTACGCCAACGACTCCAACGGCTCCAACGGCTCCAACGCCTACACCACCGAACTTAAATCAACTTTTGCAGGAACGGCAATTAGTTGGAAGTCAGGCTTCCAATCTGGAAAGCGCCACATCAGGAGCGGCTGGACCGGATTTTCTCAAGTTGTTTGCGCCATTCCTTGCAGGCATATCGGGTCAACCAGGGGCAAGCGGAGCAGGGACATACGCAGCAAATCAGGCTTGGGCGCCGGCGAACAGCCAGCCAACAAATGCGGCAGTACAGGGGCAACCAGTAAATTTGAGCGATTTCATCAGTAGCAACACATAGGCGGTCAAATGAGCGAAGTACTTGGAAATATCGGAAACTTCTTTAGTAGCGCAGCAGGTAAGGGGCTCGGTGAAATTGCTGGCCTCGGAGCGACTGGGGCTGGACTCGTCGGCAATCTCGCGGCGGATCGGCAACGCTCTAAAGCTGCGAAACTGGCTCAAGCGAACGCCAATCTGACGCCCGCGCAACTCGCTGGTCGGGTGAACGCAGCTACGCTTCCCTTGAATGCCAATCTCGTCCAGGCGATAACCGGCAACGTCAACGCGAACATGGCCGAGCAGGGATTGTCGCAAGCTCCGGGACTTCAGGCTGCGGCTATCGCTCAGGGGCTTGCAGGACCGGAACAGGCGCAACAGCAGGCCGCGCTTCAGCTTGTGATGAGGCAACTTGGATTGCCGGCGGAATTTGCATCGACAATCCCGCCAAACTCTCCACTTGCGCCTCTGATTGCCATGCTGATGAAGGGATTCGGAACGCCTGGGAGTCCAGTGACAGGGAAATCAATTACTGGTGGAGCGCCTGGTAGTTTCCCTACTATGCCATTTCCCATCGAAGCAGCAGGCGCGATGCCAAGTCCAAATATGCCGACTGATTGGCTCGGCCTCACTCCGAATCAACAGAACTTACCGCCGGACATGACACCTCCCGACATTGGAGGCTTCTAATGGGCTGGTTCGGAAGAGGTATCGGAGACTTCGGATCGCAAGTCGGCCAAGGGTACGACATAAACCTCGGCTGGAAGGAACGTCTTCAGCAGATGGCGATGGAGCAAGCCCGTCAGAAGCTCGCCGATCTGAAAGGCCCACTTGAACTCCAAGAACTTCAGCAGCGCATTAAGCAAATGGGCCAGCCGCAGCCAGCCGGAATCGTCAAAGGACCGGGCGGAGAGACTTCGGGCGTGACGTTCGACCCAGCTACGAGCACGTATTCGATCAAGACGCTCATCCCCGGTGCTGCACCTGAACCTAAATTCCCGACCTTACAGGCAGCAGCAGCGTATTACACGCAGCACGGCGACTGGGAGAAGCTGAAGCTCATCAATGACGAAATTGACCGGAATAAACCACAGCAGAAAACCACAGAGGGGTTTTCTGATGTGCGCCCCGACATTCACGGTAGATTGTGGGGCTTCAATAAACAGACTAATCAATGGGAACTAGTCCCAGTGAATGCAAGGTTCCCGATTCCGCACGAAGGGCAGGGTAGCGCACCGGGAGACGTAGACGCCCTTGCATACGATATTGCAGCAGGGAAAGCCTTGCTTCCAGGAGGCAAGTTCGGCGCTCAAGTAGCGACTCGAATGAAGCAACTCGGACTTGAGCCGCCGCTTCGGAAACCTCCTAAACCAGTACCGCCGGATGTGCTGGCTATGCTCAACGGTCCTATTCCAAAGAATCCGACTCCAGAACAGAGTCGCAGACTTGCAGACGCGGCCGATCGGATGTTCGGGGGAACCGCCTACAAGCAAGATTTGATCGACCGTGGACGGCGTTCACCTTTACTTGGATTGCGTTCCCCCTACTCAGCGCAGGGGTACGACGAGGGCGAATACGCTTCCATCGTTAACCACCTAAAGGAAGCGGCTCAAGCACCGCCTAGCGATTTCAGTGAGGTAGTGAAGTAAATGGCTCAAGACCAATACGCGGAATATGAATCCGTCCGGCGCAATCCTAAAACTGGACAGATGATCGGTCTGAAAAATGGACAGTGGACGCCAATCGTGTCCCAAACGGCTGCTACTCCTGTGGCAGCACAATTCCCTACCGGAGCGATGCAGGCGAAGCCAGGCGGACCAATTCTGGATGCTTTTCAGCAGCAGCATCCGATTCGTGCCATTCCTGCCACAATTCTTCAGTCATTCGGTATTGATCCATCCCAGGTTGAGGGGGCTAAGAGTTACATAGATGCTCTCAAGGGTGCTGGGAGCGACGTAGCGAATGCAACTGGCGAACAGATGTTCGAGTCGATGATTCACGCTGGCCCTCTTGCTCCAGTGGACATGCTCCGCAAGGGAATCGAAGGAGTAGCCAATGGAATCGAGGATGGTAGCAAGCAGGCGTATGCCTCTTATCGCAATGGAGACAGGTTCGGGCTGACGCAAGGGCTAACCAAGGTCGCTTCATCGCTCGGGCAGCTTGCTCTTTTGAAGGAATCCAAGCCAGCAGTTGAAAAGTCTGTGGAATTAACAGGAAAAGGCGTACGTGCTGGGTTCCGAGCGCCACTTGGTATTGGTCCATCGGCTGAACGACTGGCTGCTGAAGATAGAGCCACAGAAGTTGCCGCAAACGAGCACGCCAATCGTGAGGCTGCACGCCAAATCGCAGAGAAAAATCAGGAAATAACGACTAAAAACATTCAATCTGTGTCCAATGCGAAACAAACCAGCGAAGAGGCTGTCAGAAAAATAGAGGAGCAGAATGCTAAAGCACAAGCCGATTACGAACAGAACAAGCGAAGGATAGACGCCCAATACAAGCGCGACACGCAGAAATTCGAGCAGGCCAGATCGGGACAATCGCTCACTTCGCAGGGTCGTGGAACTCGTCCCTCGGTGACAAATGAGGCTGCGGGCGCGACAAGAGCGCGCCTGAACGCATGGTCGGATAAGGTGGTAGACATCGCAGGGAAAACAAAAGCAAATCTAAAGGAATCCTTTAATAAACGCTATAACGCTTTCCGGGAAGCTATTTCCGACAAGGACGCAAACGGAAATTCTGTCCCTGCGAAAGTAAACTGGAGTCCTATTCAAGGGGCCGTCAAAAACGCAGAGGACAACATCCTGCAAGGTTCACCGGAAAGTATCACTCTCTTCCGAAACATTATGAAAGAGGGTCCACAACTTGATGAGGCGAGCGTATTCCGTTCATCTCAAGGGAACGAGGCGGCGCAAAATCTAAAGGAACTGCTTCGTTCAAAGCAGATCGGTCCCAAGGGATTCGACAGAATGATGGCGGAACTTCACGCGCAAGGAGTTCCAACTGAAAATATTGAAAGTGCCCCGTCAAATACAATCACGAAAGGTCTTCAAATTCCCCACGAAGATGCTTGGGGCTACGCGCAAGAACTTAACGCCAAGTTGCATGGAGCGCAACTGCCGAGTGACGTGTACCGCGCCTTAACGAGCGTAAAAGAGGCCATTGATGAAGGACTCCAAGAAACTGCGGACCTAAAAAATGCTGGCGGGATATGGAAAACAATCCAAAACGATTATAGCGAGTACGCGCAACGCTTTCTCGACAAGGACTCTCCGGCGTACAAACTGATGAATGCCACGAATCCAGAAGATCGGCTCTCAATTATCACTGGAAAGGAAGGGCAAAACCTTATTGACGCACTGCACAAGTATCGAGGTTTTGGGGGAGATACCGAGATTGCTGGAAAAATCAGGGCATTGCGTGCGGCTGGCTCCAAGATCGTTGACCAACTTACTGAGCCAGTGCGGGGAGAGTATCCAGGAGCGCCAACACCGAAGTCTCTTCCAACCGAGTCGTCATATCCTGCACTAACGCAACCGGAAACTCTCGATCCTTCCAAGTTGAAGTCAACGGAGCCATTCAGTCCCGAAGAGTGGCGCAAAGCACGTCTGCGGAAATACCAAGAGACGCTTGCAATGAGACAGCCACCGTCACAATGGCAGTTTTTGCAACTACCATTCTTTCGTGCGATTAGTGCGCTGTATTCAAATCCGGCGTTTGTGAAGATGGTTCTTGGGATTAAGTGAGGAAAATAAATCCCAAACAGAAACGAAGGCGTATGCGGAATAGCAACAAGCCCAAAGAAGGGCATAGGCCACGAAGGGCGCAAGTAATATTAGGAGAAGGTACGCAATCAGAAGATCAAGCATGAGGGAACGCTACCACAAGTTAGGCATAGGTGTCAACTAGATGGCGACTGAAAAAGAACGCGCCATGATGTCAAAGACGCGCGGCCAAGTAGCGGCTGGGATGCGTCCCGGCGAAGAAAAGAGAGAGTTCATCGCCCGACAGGGAAGAGAAGAAGCCCGAGGCAGAGAGGACATGCAATCGCTCGAACAGGAAGCCTATCGGCAACGCAATGTCAACGCCGTGGAAGGCTCGATGAGGAAGGGTGGCAAGGTCCGAAAGACTGGTTTATACCGATTACATCGCGGCGAGCGCGTGGTTCCGAAGAGAACGAGAAGGCGGTGAGGGATGCCGGGAACTGAACATTTCAAGAGTCCAGAATCTTACAGAAAATACAGGGCATTCACACATATCCATCATATTCCTACACATGCCCGCGAAGTGGTGGTCGGCGGGCGCAAGCATAAGGTAATTCACAAACGCGAGACGAGGAAAGGAAGGCGAAGATAATGGCCCGAAAAAAGAAGGACAAGAAGTTCATCCAGAAAGCCACCGAGCGCATGGAAGAAAAAGGAACTGTGGGTAGTTTCGGCAAGGCCACACCCTCGAAGATTGAACACGCGAAGGAGCATGGCGGTCTTGAGAAGAAACGCGCCGTGTTCGCCCAGAATATGAAGCGTATCGCAGCGAAGCGTCACCATCGGAAGTCGAGTCGGCGATGATCGCAAATAGCAAAAAGACGAGCGGTAGTGAGCAGGGCTACGGTCGGAAGCCGCGTCGATCTAAGAGGGCATGATGAAGAAACTGTTTCTAGTTGCGGCTTTGTTGTTCTTCCCCGCGTTGTGTCGGGCGCAGAACACAACTATCGTCGCCACGATCACCGATCCGACGGGACGGTTCTATACGTTTCTCACCGGAAGCGCCTCGATCCAGTGTCCCGGCAATGAGCAACCGACCTTCAATGGTTCTCCTCTCGCTCGCACTATCCCGATCACTGGCGGGGACGGAAATGGACACTTTACGCAAGTCCTTTGGGATACGAGTAAAATTCTTCCTGCTGGATGCACTTGGCGTTGGGCGATAACGTGGCAAGACGGGATTACTAATTTCACAACCGGAAATATTGGAGGCGTGACAGGCACCGGGCCAGTCGATCTTTCTTCTGCCATCTCCGCATTTTCCGTCCCTCTTCCGAATACGGCAGGATTCGTTCTCGGCGTATCGGCTACAGCGCCTATTGTGTCCTCGATGGGAGTTGCGCCAGTAATTTCCTGTCCGACATGCACGACAAGTGCCGCTGCACTGACACTAAATCAGCTTATTCTCGGTGCTGGCTTGCAGGCCGAAGCCGCACTCGGAAGTCTCGGGACGACTACCACGGTCCTGCATGGGAACGCCGGCGGAGCGCCTTCGTTTAGTGCCGTAAATCTAGCCACTGATGTTACTGGATCATTGCCTGTCGGCGATCTGACCGGACAAATACCAATCTCGCAGGTAGGGAGCGCCGGTCTAAGCGGAACGGCTCCCATTTCCATTGCTGCTACAGGGGCTATAAGTTGTTCGACTTGCTTAACCACAACATCAACGTCCGTTCCATGGGTTGCCATCTGTGACCAGTTTAATGCCGGTGGCAGTCAACTTGGTTGCTACGGCGGGTTTGCAAGCGGATCGCAGTCGATATGGGCAGAGACTATACTTCCAACAGCCCATACGTTGCTTCGTTTTACTATCTATATGACTGCTGGAGTAACAAGTTGTACGACATATCCAGTCATATCGTTTCGGGACGAAACATCAAATACGACTCTCGCGTCGCTAACGCTGCCAAATAGTGTTGGACCTGATTTTCTAGACTCTGGGATTCTTTCCGTCGCACTAACTTCTGGCGACACATTTTCCGTAAAAACAACGACTGCTGGAGACACGTGTGTGAATACGGTGGGTTATCAAAACTGGGAAGCAACGGCAATATACCAATGATAAGGAGATATTATCGAGACAATACAATGAGAAAGCTAATAGTACTTTCGATGATCTTAGCCATGTGTTCTGTGGCAAAAGCGCAACAAAAGCAGGCACTCAGCGCGGCTTCGGCCAGTTGTACGGCCACGTCATGCCTTGGGGTCACAGTCGATCAGACCCAAGGTGGCGCTACATTCACGATCACAGCCAACGCCTCGGGCAACACGATAGTTTTTGAAGCCTCCGGGGATGGCGGCACAACCAGAGTTGCGCTCAACGTGACTCCGAGCAATAGCACCACGGCGGTCACTTCGACTACGGGAACAGGAACCTGGCAGGCCAACACAGCCGGCTATACCAATGTCTACATGCGAATGTCGAACCTTGTCGGCGGAACCACGACTGTTTCGATCATTCAATCGACCGCCTCTGCCAGAGCTGGGGGAGGCGGTGGAGGCGGCAGTGGCTCCATCGTCTCCTGCACCGCTCCAGCCGCGAATGGAGCCATCCTCTTCCAGAATGGAACAACGGACACAGCAACGTGCGATCCAAACCTCGTATGGAATCCGACAGGTGGCGGTCTTGGCGCTCTGGAAGTAACCGCCGATGGCGTCAACGCATGGTATGCAATGGCTCCGATAGTGCAGGGGTCAACGATTACCGGGAATCAGCAGATGGCCGGCCTATTCGCTGAAGGCAATACAACGATCAATTCGCCGAATACGAACGCGGACTCTGTAGCGGGCATTCTTGGAGATGCGTTGGGAGCGGGGAGCGGCACCTTTAATGAATTAGTTGGATCGTCTTTTAATGCCGGTTATAGCGGTACAGGCACAGTCACTCTAATGAACGATTACCGGGCGCAGGGAGGTACAAATACCGGCGGCGGCACGGTTACTCATCTTAGCGGCTATTACTGCAACGATATTCATGGCATAGCCTCGACGCTGAATACATGCTTCTATGCTGAAAATCAGGGTGCAGGCGCGAATGACTATGCGCTGTATCTGGCCGGAGGGAAGGCGCACATCGCCGCTATAGGTGCTTCAACTCCAGTTTGCACAGATAGTGGCAGCAACTTAGGGTCTTGCAATACATCTCTCCCGGCAGGTCAATTCTTGTTGGAGACGAATTGCGGGAGCCTAACAAACTGTTTCCAAGTTCACGCAGATGGTCAGCTAGTCACCGATCCAGTATTCACGGCTGGAAGTCACACCGTCACTTCAGCTACAGCAGCGTTCTGTGGTGGAAGTGGACCAGCCTGCACAGCCGCACAGATCGCACGCGGTCACACGACGGATGTAGGGACAATCGCTGTGGGGCTTGATAATTGCCTGTCAGTAAACGAAATGGCCTGCACTTATAACTGCGCGCAAACGACGATTGCCACGGTAGCGAGCGCGACCAGTATTACTCTTACGGGAACATGTACTAGAAATTCTTCAGCCACAGCCAAATCGAATACCTTCTACTGGGGCCAGGATGACGGCGCTCAAATACAAGCGGCCAACCTTGCTTTGGATACGGCTGCGAAGACAGCGCCAGCGGGCTTGAAATTACCATGCGGAATTATGCTGACCAGCCTTAATCCATTCATCGACCAATTCATAAACCGGCCCTTTAACATCGGTATTGATGGATGTGCGCCCGGAACTGTAAGCACGATCATTCCCCTACCTAAGATGGATTGTAATTTAGGCGTGAATGAGGGATGCCTGATCTACAGCAACTTTTCGCAGAAAGCTCTCGGGATTATTGGCTTGTCGGACAAGTTCAGGGACATTCTTTTCCTCGGCGCAGGCGTTCCCGACAAAGATTCGACAGCTACTTATTCTGCGAGCACCAGCGGTATCTATATTCAGTTCCTTGACGAACTTGATGATGTGATGGTCGAAGGTTGGGACTGGAACCGAGCATCAGGAACTCCGGTCTACGGCATCAAGTGCATCGGCTGCACGCTGTTTAACTCTGGCTCTTATGCCGGAGGTAATTACGGCTGCTACTTAATATCGAACTCGCTCGTTGCTGCAAACATGCATGGTGGCCTTTGCGGTGGTTCGTCGTTTAATTCTCTTACCATCGGTACAGGTGCCTCAAATGGGGTATCGACATACGGTGTCTACATCAATGGGACGAATGCCGGAGTGTTTGGAACAAAGACGACCTATGGTGTTTATAATGACGGCGGTTTGTGGAACGACTATGGCAGCGTCGTCGGTACGGGTATTTGGCAGGACTTGGGGACGAGCGCGTTGTATGGAACCTGGGACAATGGTCTATCAAACTTCAACATCAACTTGGCGGGCGGCACGATCAAACTCTCCAACGCCCACATGGATGCCAATGCAAACATAACAGGCGGAACGCTCATAGATCAGTGCGGAAATACGAGCTTCCCTACGGGTATCACTTTCGTAGCTGGGACCATGTTAAGCGATTGCGTCGTGGGCGGGGATACGCAACTAGCGTTAGCGACGGCTCAGACAGCAAAAACAGTTTTCACTGTCGGGGCGGCAACCGTACTTTTTCGAGTCCACATTTCGGTAGAGTGTACGACGACTTCTGCAAGCGCCACGGTTACACCTGCCGTGCTTTACACGGATACATCGAACACGGCGCAGACGGTCACGGGCACGGCAGCGACCTGCACGGCTCTTGGAGCTGCTAGCAATACGAGCCAAGATGTAACATTTAGGGCCAAGAATGCGACTACTATCCAGTATCAGACGACAATCGTCAACACCCCAACATATGATGTGAGTGTGACTGTCGAACAGTTGGGTTTACGCTAAAATGAAAAAGAATCTACAACTCGCCGCTTTTCTGATGGTCGGAGTTTTGCTCGGGAACCTCTTGGGCGGGTTCGTTCACGCGCAGACCTATCTGATTGCAACCGAAGTCCCGCGTGGCACGATTCTACTAATGGCGGCTGCATGTCCAACCGGATATGTGGAAGTCACAGCTCTTAACGGAGCGATGCCTCTTGGGACACTTGCCGCGAACGGAGATGTCGGCACAACAGGCGGCTCAAACACGATCACGCCCACTGTGGCCAGCCTGACGGCGGCGGCGCAAACTGTTTCATGGCCTGTCGGAGTTCCGACATTTGCAGGTTCGACATTGGCGGCAACGACGTTCGCTATTGCTACCGGCAGCGGTTCTTTCAAAGGGACAAGCAGCGGAGGATTCTCTACCGTGGGCGGCGCGGCTCCGGGTTCGGCGGGAGCTACCACATCGAAAAGTCCAGGAACGCCTGCCGGGACTGTGGCATGGCCTGCCGGAGTGCCTACAAATTCCACGTCCTCAGTTACAGGTACGCTAAACAGTTTCGATAGCCGCTCGGCATTCGTGAGGGTGATATTTTGTCAAAAGTCCTGATTGCGGCAATATTGCTCCTGATGCAATCTGCTCCTCCGATTGCGGTGTCGGTTTCTCCCGACAATGCGGAAGTGGCAAAAGGCCAGCAGCAACTCTATACAGCGACGGTGGCGAACGATCCGACAAACAGCGGAGTGACATGGACACTAAAGGATGAAAATGGGAATCCATGCTCTCCCGGCTGCGGCACGCTGACGATGGTGACTCCGTTCACGGCAGTCTATACCGCGCCGAACGCGCCTGATCCACCAACGGATTTGAAGGTGATCGTGATATGAAATCTTCCATACTCGAACGGTGGGAAGAAATCGGCAGGCAGATCAATGCCTTGCAAAAAGAGCGTGTCGAACTGCGAAGGATTATCCTCGACAAGATCGGGGCTTTCAGCGGGTCGAGACTCACAAGGCGGGAACGGGAAGTTCTGTCATTTCTTACGAGCGATCCCGGAATCGCCAACAAGGAAATCGCCGATAAACTGAACTGCGCCGAGAGAACGGTCAAGTTTCATCTAAGTTCGATGTTCGAGAAGTACAATGTCACAAACAGGCGCGACTTGGTGCTGATGGCAACCGAAGAAATGGAGAGTAAAGCCGATGAAACGATTCCTGTTATGCGTGCCCCTGTTCCTGATGTGCGCCGCATCGCCAATTAGAGCGCAGCACAAAGTCACTCTGACATGGACAAACTCGCCCGACACGAATAACACGTTCGTCTATCGGCTAACCGGACCTTGCCCGACGCCGCTGGCCGGATTTACGAAGCTCACCGCTTCCCCGGTTACGACCGCGACTTATGCCGATTCGGCTGTGAACGCCGGAACGACGTACGCTTACTATGCGACTGCATTCCTGAACAACCTCGAAAGCGTACCGAGTAATTGTGTTTCTGCGACCGTGCCAGTAGCGCCTCCGACTGGACTGGCAATCAGCAGCGTAGCGATTCTCCGACAAGGCACTCAGGACCGCTTGCAAGCCGACTGGACCGACACGAATGGTGTGGCTACAGCCTTCACGATCTTCGGCGGGCAGGGACAAGTTCTAAAGCAAGGTTCGCAAACCACTGGGAATGGGATATATTCTTTCGCAATCTTGGTGCCTCCGCAGAGTGGCGTGTTTTCGGTCTGCGATAGCAAGGGCTGCGTAACTCAAGCGTTTACGGGCATCTGATGTTCGGACTTCATTGGCGGAAACGAATGGGCGAACATGACGACAAGCACCACGGCAAACCAGCGGAATCGCACGACGAGCAGATCATTGCCCGTCTCGACTTCATCGAAGCACAGCTTGACGACATCATTGCTTTACTTCGGCCCAAGGCAGCAAGTATTCAGTTCCAGGTCAAGTTCAAAGGTCAAATCTTAGGAGGAAATCAAATGGTAGCACTCGATCCAACCAATAATGCGTACGATCTCGTTGTGACGGGCGAACTCGATGCGGCTGGAAATCCGGTAGCTCTGCCGGCCATCGCATTTGGCTTCGCAGTCAGTGATCCGAACCTCGGCATAATGACCGTCAACGCCGATGGCAGGAGCGGGACTTTTGTGGCAAATAAGGCACAGACGGCCAGTTCCGCAGGTTCTATCGTGATTACGGACCCAGTTGTCGGTATCACGGCAGAATCGCATTTCACCTTCACCGTGCCGCCGCCTCCCGTGGCCGCCACGATCCAATTTAGTGAGAGCGCACCTCACCCTTCCGTCTAGGAGGCTCGGTGCAAGACACTTGGTGGAATCACAACACCGATAAGCTGATCCTGCTTCTCTTGGCTGCCGGCCTATGGTCGAGCACCATGTGGGCAGCGATGCACATTTTCCACCATGACCTCGACAACATGGCGGCGCTGGCTTTCATTTCTTTTATGACAGGATCGGTGAGCACGGTTCTCGGTGCATTGATCCTGATTCTAACGGGCCGAACATTCAGGGCTGACAATCCGACGCCTGCGCCATCTGTTCCGAGTCCAGAACAGCCCAAACCGTGAACGAAACCTCGATCATCAGCATGGTTCTGGTTATCCTTGCCTGGGCCGGTTCCGGGCTTATCACTTGGGGCGTAATGAAGGGCAAGATGGAGGACTTCGAGCGCCGACTTGATGAAATCGAGGAAGACAGCAAGGGGCTACTTCCGAGGATCGAATACGATAATCGGCACGCCGACCTAGTACGCCTGCTGACGCGCATCGAAGACAAGCTCGACCGGGAATTGAGGCATGAGAACTGATGTGGGTTTATAATAAGCCATGCACGCAAAGCTATCCAACCCAGAATTGAGATTATGCGCTAGGAATGTTTGCCGTAAACCTTTTCTATCTGATTGGTCTGACAAACAGTACTGTATCCGCTTATGTAAAATAAAAGAGGCCAATGAGCGGCACCGTCAGAGATTCCCAGAACGAGCACTTCAAAGGTCTAGGGATTTTGAAGCTCGCCATCCACACAGAGGAAAAGCCTACGCTAGAAAGTTCAAATATGGAATCAGCCAAGAGAAATTCGAGGCGATGATCCTAGAGCAAAAGAATTTCTGTAAACTGTGCGGGTTGCCTTTTGGTGAAGGCATTGTCCCTCGCGTAGATCACAATCATAAGACGGGGAAAGTGCGCGGACTTCTGCATGACAAATGCAATACTGGGATCGGCTTCTTTTCAGATGACCCATCTCTATGTCGGAAAGCTGCGAAGTACTTAGAGGATTCTGATGTCTTGGATATACGTTCAAAATAGCGGTCAACTGATTTCACCAGCGGGTGGCCTTATGGCAACTGGTTATAGTGGCGCGGGCACAGGAAAAAACGCGCCTACCGAGGAGAACGTGCAAAATGTCGGACCAATACCCGAAGGATGGTATGACATCGAAGCGCCGGAAAATTCACCTACGCACGGGCCATTTGCCTTACGCCTTTTGCCGGACGCCGGAAACGCCATGTATGGACGCTCTGAGTTCCTTATCCACGGTGACAGTATCGAGCGCCCCGGCCAAGCGAGCGAAGGTTGTATTATTTTGCCTCGATTTGCCCGAGAAGCCATCTGGAACGGCGGGGATCACCGATTGCAGGTAGTCAAGGAACTGCCGACCAAGACATGAAAGACCTAGACCCACGCATCATGTTCGGCTTCTGCTTACTCCTCGCGGTTGCCATTCTTGCCGGGATTATCGCGCTCGGCCATGTCGAACAGACCACCAGCCACGGCCTCGACATCGTGCTCGGCTCACTTGCTACGCTGGCAGGCGGGTTTTCCAACTGGGCTTTCACAAAGAAAGACTAGCCAGCGTGGACCGGCCTTCCCCTAAGTCGATCCACGCCAGCCGGGACAACGGCCAACTCTACAGTTTCCAATCTTCGAGATGTCGGAAAAGTGTCATTACAGCAGATAGGAACACCAGCAAAAGAAGTACTGATTGATGCGTTGTGATCATTTTGCTGTCTGGATCAGTGATTAAACCTATGCCAGCAAAGAAACAGCAATATATAAAGAATCGAGCAAGATGCTTCATATTCCTCCCTAATTGAATCGAAGCAGTCGGCATCTCAGCCGAGACTTTTTCCTTTGGCCTTGGATACTCGCCTACAGTACTGACTCGTCGGCTAGCACCCGCGTCGCAACTCTCAATACTGCCCGCTCTGCGCGGTTCTGCCTCGAACTTGGACTGCTAAACTCATGCCGCGCTTCCCGCAGACTCGGCGCGGCGCGAGGCCCAGTCTCGTTCTGCGGAACTAGGATGTCGGCGGTAATCCGGCCAAGAGTTGCTTAATCAGCGCTGTGTTTGCAGTTGTTTGCGCGTCGGCAGCCGCTAGAATCTGATCGTCGGTCAATCCGTTCTGCGCCTTGATTCCATGAATGATGTTCACGATGGCGTTGATTCCAGCGATTGCTTCTCCGATTATGCTGATCGGGTCCATTTAGTTTGCTCCTAGTGCGGTAATCGCAGAATTGACAGCACCGACAATCGAGTTCGCTATCTGTGTGACATTGGCCTGAGACTTCGGATTGCTCACTTTCAGGGCCGCAAGTGTAGCCGGATCGCCGATCCCCGAGGCAAGAGACTTCGCACAGGCCGAGAATCCGCCTACTTTGGTTTGCGTGTGCGCTACCCGGATGCAGCCAATGTACTGCGCGTTTACGACGTTCACCAGGTTCGACCATCCGAGAATGTTGCGTTCTTCGGTGGCGTTCAGAAGTCCTTGCACCCGCCAAGCATCGACCAAAGCATCGCCGTTGTTCACCGATAGAGCCACATCATCGGCTAGACGAGATGCAATGCTGTAAGGCGTCGATGGCGCGGTCCCACCTGCCGGATTCTGCGCCGCGCATCCGGTCATCGAAACAGCCAGAACCAAAGCCAGTACGATTCGCTTCATTTAACCTCCAATTTGACTTGTGTGTTTTTATACGCCGCTCTCGACGTAGATACTACATCAACCGCGCCCGCTCCAATCCACCAATAATTTGCCGTTTTTATGTAGGGATCGGGCCGATGCGTGTGCAGCCAATGATCCATTGTAATCAATGTCCACGAACTGCCGAGGTCGATCAGCAGAACTTTGTGGAAGTCGGGATGCCGACCATAGAGAAACGAGTTCGCCTCATTGCAGTTCGGGAGTCGCTGGCAGTTGGCCGTGGTCGTAGCGTCGGCGAAGTCGGCTCCAATCTCGGCAAGCGCCATCAGGTTCCAGGCAGGATGCCGAAACGTCACAAAGTCGATGCCAGTCTGTTTCACTTCATGGCCGATATTCGAGAGCAGTTTCTTCGGGCCAGCCGAAGCGGGAAGGGCCGACAGCAAGACAAGCGCAAGGATTCGTTTCATGGCTTTCCTCTTCCTCTCCGAGACTCACAAATTTTTAGGCCAGCGCGTCCGTAGAAGTCACTGGCCCATGATGATTGCCGCGCTGCATACGCTGCCCGAAGGTCGATAACGCGCTCGCCGCAGCTATGGCCCTTTCGACTAGGGCAACCATCAAGATCAATCTCGTTTTACCTTCCCCGCCTTCCGCCTGACTCGCGGGCGCGGGCCGATCCGTCGCATAAATTCTTGACCAACAAAGAATCCAGCATCGACTCGAAAAGACGTTCCGTTGGGAGCGCGTTCATGTATCTTCGTAACGCATCGGCCTCCGCCAACAATCGGCCCGTATGAAACAGTTTGCCCGACCCGAAACTTGTCAGCCATTCGTCTCCTCCGGCGCTCCGGCAGCGGCAGTTTCATTCATACGGATGATGTTATTGTGTTCCTCTCGCGTGATATATCGCTCGGCCACGGCTTCCGGTGCCAACCAGCCAGCTTGGATCAACTCATTTTGTGCTTCAGCTGCGATATGGGCGTCGTGCCTGTCGAGGTCCGGCTGGTCGGTGGGGATGGCAAGGATGTGCTTCGTCCATACGCGGGGATCAATTTCGTAGGAATCAGCGTTCTGATTAAATCCACAAGAGCAATACACCCATACTTTTCTCGTTGTATCGTTAATTGCGAGCATCGGCTGGTGCGCAGCCACCTGCCGCACAATCGCGGCCTGATTCAGCGCCAGTTCGTCGGTTAGAGCATCGATGGTGTCGAGAAAACGCCTGAACATACGTGGATCATTTGGAGGATTTAGCTTTCTAAGTTCGTCCAACCCTTCCTTCGACAATCGACTCATCTCTTTTGCTTCCTTTCCGGCGTGGCGGCAGGCTCGCCCAGGGCGGCGAGGAGTTCGCGCACAGTTTTGATCCAATGACGTACCTTTTCTCGATGCTGATAAACAAACTCGCGCGTCCGATTACTTTTGTCCAACTCGACCTCGGCAGCCCACGCCAGATTGCCTGCTGCTTCTCGCAGTTCCCTCACCCGGTCGATCTGCGCTTGCAGGGCTGCTGTTTTCCTGTCGGCCTGTTCTTCATCCAACAACATCATGTCGATTTGTTCGGTATATCCAGTGATTTTTTGTTTTAGCTGCCCCTCCAACTCCTCAATCCTGCGGTCCTTCGCGGCGAAGTCGGCTCGAAGAAGAGTTGCACATGATCGTAACTGCTGCCCGCGAATCGCGTTAGTCGTATGCAACGCTTTAGCGATCTCATGCAATTCGTCGAGTAATAGTTCCGTGCGCGGTTTCTCGGTCATGGCGTCAGTCTCCCCGGCGAATGCGCCGCCATTTTCTTTCCATCAAAGTCCAACTGCTTTCATAAGCATCCTCGACCGGCTTGCCGTTGTGAGATATTTTCCTGGCCAGGATTGATTCTTCTCCGACTGCTGTAATGCGAATCACCGTGGGGCCATAACCCTCATTCCCGACGAGCCGTGTCCCGGCCTTCCAGCCGTTCCGCTTGCATTTTTCGACCGTGCCGTCGTTCATGGCGTCAGTCTCCGAATTACGTCTTCCAAAGAAAAGCACAAGAGATACACTCCCCCGGCCCGCGTGAACTCGACCTCAAATTCTTTCTGTACCTGGGATTGGAAACCATTGTCAGCTTTTACTTCAATCCCGAAAATATTCCCCGCGATCACGGCAAAAATATCAGGTCCGCCCTTTGGACCGAACTTCACAAAACGGCGCTTCCCTTTATAGGTTCCGACCATCGCGCCAGAATTTGACCTCCATGCAAAAATCCTCTTATGTTTCAGCCAATCCAAGATTTGTTTTTGGATGGCGTGTTCTGACAGATTTAGGCCTCCGGTTTTTCGCCTGTGCGGAACGCGTGGCCCAGGTGCAATTGGAAGGTTCGTAGTTCCCATCGTTGTCGATCCTTTCAATGGTCAATCCGTCAGGACATTTCCCCATATCTTTTAAGAAGTTTTCAAAATTTAGCCAGGAATTGCAGACGCGTATTCCTCTACCTCCATAATAGGGATAGGCTTGACTATTTGATTTGGTGCAACGCTCAACAAGATTTCGCCATGATGCATACGTTCTGGACGAACGACCTCCGACCGTATGGCCATGCTTAACGTGAATACCCTTTCTGTTGCATCCACAGCTTTTTGTATTTCCACTTAGCAAACGGGCCGCCCGCACTATTGTTAGATTCCCGCAACTGCAAGAGCAAAGCCACATTGCACGCTTGCCTAATATCGGCCATCTTGGTGTCAGCTTGCCAATTGTTCTGTTTGTTAGGTCTTGTCTGTCCCCGAAGCGCATTCATCCGACCTTCCCCGACATGACGTGGACGTGCTTCAGCCGATGAAACTCTGGGCAGACCCATCTGAGGTTGTGACGGCACCAACATCGGTCGTCAGTGCCTCCCCCCACGACATGATCCATATGTCCATTCCATCCGACAAGATGAGCAACTTCGCAACCGATGCACATGCCCCGGTCACGGTCGTAGATTTCCTGCCTTCGATTTCTAGCATCGTCTCCAAATAGGTATTCATGTCCGGCATTGGTCCAGTAGCTCCGCTTGTCGAGGAAGTGCGCCTCTTCGGTTTTGGTCCGATCCACGTTATGTGCTTTTCGGGTCAACGGGCTTCTCCGACAATCGGGCATAGATCGCATCGAACTCGGGATTCGTTTGCAGCCATGCCTCTTCCTGCTGAAGAATCCTTATCTCCCGAGCCATTGTCTGCACTGTCAGTTCCAGTTGGCGCAGTTCCGTCTCCTTCCTCTGGCGTTCAGCCCTCATGCGCTCGACGAGATAGCGGCTTCGGACAGGCTCTTTCATCGCTTCGAGCTTCGACGCTACTTCACCGACGATCGGCGGGGGCGCATTCTTTCTCTTGTCTCCGAACATTCGATTCCTCACTTTCAATCTCCGGCGGATTCGATGCGTACAGGTCTTTATAGAAAATCCTCAACGAATAAATGGCTTCGAGATGGAGCCGAAATACGTGAGATTCGAGATACTTGCCACTGATTGTTTTAGCTGCCGCTTGGAAATTTCTGTGGCTCTCATCCCCGCAAGTGAAGATTGAATGCATTGTTAAGCAGCGACCGCAAGATAGAAACTCAAAGGGAAATCTGCCGCTACGCCATCGCTCATACAATTCCGAATCATTGAGCTTATTCAGTTCTTCGAGAGAAATAAACTGGTCGGACATTAGAAATTCCTCCATTCCTCGTCGGTCATTTGCCGGAAATGCTGCAACATGCACTCGTACAGGGCAGTGAACGCAGCGCAAGACTCGGATGAGTTCTTCTTTTCGAGCGTGTCAATGTCGGGAATCGCAATGCCTTTCTTAGCCGCCAGTTCCAGTTCAAACTCTTTCCAGCCCTGATATATCGAAAGCCCTATCGGACGGTAAAGAATGCGCCAGTCCGTAGCCTCAGGGGTCTTGGGAGTCGATTCGGTCATCGTTAATCTCCAGAGTGGCCTTCCGTGTGGCGTTTGAAGGCAGAACTGGGGGCTTTACGAGGCTTCCCCAATGCCGCTAGACTCCGAAAACTAACCGATTTGATCGGAACATCCCAATACCAGGCTTGTCGACCACTCTTTCGATTCTGTAAACCGTACCTTTTCACCATCTTACGTGCCATCGAAGGCCAACTTGACACACAAATATGAGCCATTTGGTCGACCTGATCGAGCCGCACAATGACCTCGGCTTCTTCTTTTCGGCCATTCATGCTTTCTTTCCTTTCGGCTTCGGCTCGCAATTTTCGGCAATCCGGGCCTGCGCTCGTTTCACGTCCCCGGTTCGGCGAAGTAGAACGCGGATCACGAAGCTAACCGACACCATGTCCCTTTCGGCAAGCCACTCCAGAGCATTCTTCAGGCTCGGCTCGACGGCCACATGAATGACTTCGCTCATTTGTTCAGGCATGATCGGCTTGTATCACTTTCATCAAAAACTGTCAAGACCTCTTTCCGAAATACAGCGTGCCGCACCTCGGGCAACTGGCCGGGAGAAATGCGGCAGTGAGGACTTTCGGGCACGTGGGATTCGGGCAATGGAAACGCTCTCCCTCAAAGAATGGTCCCGTGCTGCCCTCGCGCATTGCTGCATTTCTGTCCCGGCCTCGATCTTCGGCCCGCAATGTCCACAGGAAGCCGCTTGTGTCCGAACGCTTCATGGCCACACTCGATCAAGCCATCGCCAAATATGAATCACGATTGGTCCAGCTAGCCCAAAAAGAAACAGCATTGACAGCATTACACCGAAAATCCCGAAAAAGCTGACTTTGTACTCTTCGCTCATCGACTAGTTCCTCGCTTCTGAAATCTCATGGCCGAGTATGCCTTTTGGCTCTTTCTCGAAGCACTTCAATCGGCTGCGCTGCCATTCTTTCATTGCTTCGAGTATTGTTGCATTTCTTACAAGCCGCTACTCGCCGACGTTCACCTGGATGCTTGCCCCTTGTCGGCTCCCATCGGTCATCCAAATGGTCGAGCGTTGCGCGATTGTCGGGATCAGAGACGTGCCGCAGTTCCGTGCGAATCAGGATCATTTCGACCTTGCACCAATGACATAGGCCGCCTTGTCTGGTAAACAGACGGTCAATCTGTCCGGGATGTCCACTACGTGTCATCGACTCGCTCCTGTATCCGAACGCTTCATGGCCGGGGCCAGTTCCGAAGTTCGGCAATCAGCTCTGGCCTTAGAATCTCATCGAGTTTCTGGGCAATGCTCAGGAATTGCATCTCGACGCTCCATGCCACCGTTAATCTGGCGGCTGCGAATGCCATATCCCTTGCTTCGGTGATTATTTTCAGTTCTTCGGCATTCATCGACTCGCTCCTCAGTGCGTCACCGGGCCTTGCCATCGACGCAAGAGAACTGCGTCAAATTGGTCGCTTCACATCCTTACTTTCGGCGCCATGTGCAGCAATTTTCCGAGCAATTGCCAAGATAGCTTGAAATTGCCAACGTCATTAGCCTCGATGACCCCACTAACTAAAGTACGAATGTGCTCACTGTCGGAATCGGAGATCGCATACCAGTCTATCTTTGGATTGGCCTTCAGAATCGCATCTCTAAGCTGTTGTTCATTTGGAAAGTCATAACTCATCCCGACTTCGTGGCACAATGCCCCGCCAACGCAATAATCATCGTAAGCCGCCCTGCTAGCGCAAGCTGGATGTGGATATTTCTTTTTTAGCTTTGTTACCGATACGCTCATTGCTCTTTCCTCCGAACGCTCAGTGCGTCACCTGCCAAAATCCGGCAATCCAAACACGGCTAGTATTCTTCGGCGACGAGCAGGAAGTACTCGGCGCTCGCGGATAATCCTAGCTTTACTTGCTTGGAAACTCATGGTTGGATCATCGCAATCAGGATCAGGTTCTATCTCTCCGATTACTTCCACCTCGTAAACGCTAACTGTCCGATGAGGAGCCATTGACGCAAACATCTCAGCAGCAGCGAAAAGCGAACTCAGATAGACCTTATCCGTCCGATGTGGATTTGGTCGAGCTTTCGATCCCATGCTTTTTATCGAATCGGAGCAGGAATAGACTTTCGTCTCCTCTGGTGGAAGGATAAAACCGCACGCACTCAACCCTGCTGGACCTCCATGAAATAGTTTCACTAATCCGCTCCTCCAGTTTCAGTGCGTCACCGGCCCTTGCCCTACAGGTTACGTTCCCCATCCGACGCCGAGACCATCATCGGCCTGTTCTTGCTCTCGAAGCCATTTCTTGCATTCCTTTTCGTCGAACCGCTCGATTAATCGAATCAAGTTTTCCCGCGTTCCCGGTCCATTGGTGCAAATCAGGATGTCGTAATCCGCAGCATATTTGTGACAGGCAAGCGTAAAACTGACCTCGGCTGTCGTCAGGACTTCTGCTTCGATAGTGAGTCCCGCCTTCCGAATCTTTGCTAGTTTCGCACGCAATGAATCAGGCACATCGACCGAGACTTCGCGTTGTCGGCCATCCGGCAACAGATATTGGGTGAGATGGATTTCCATTTTGGTCCTTTCGCTCAGTGCGTCACCGGGCCTTGGCCTGCACGGAGTTCCTTCCGAAGTTCGTCATCTCTTTGCCCGCTTCGGCCCTGGTGCACCGGGAATAGCCCTTGATACCCGCAAAGGATCGACTGCTCAAGCACGTCTGCCGGATGGTCGCCTGTTGCCCGGTAAATCTCCAGCAACTTCTTGACCGCCAGCTTTCGGGCATAGTCGGTGAGCGGCTTCCGCATCTTCTTGCGCGACTCTTCCCATCCGTTCCAGATTTCTTTGTCGATCCATTTCGGCAATTCGATCATTTTATCTCTCGCAAAGATTATAGATGCTCATGCACTTCTTGGATTCTTCCCAAGGCAATTCAGCAAGAGTTTTCATATCTAAGTATGTGAACACATCTTCCGAAGTCGGGAAACTCTTCCCGCTTTTCACGTCGAAGCCTGTTTGGAATCGCTTAGGGATGTAATTCGGTGGAAAGAACGATCTGCCGCAGATTTCCTCAAGTCTTCGCACGCGACGCTTGAAGTCAGGACCGAGGATCGGATCGAGCAGGAATGCCTTCGCCTCACGATGGTTAATCAGCACGCAAGGAAAGCATCCCACGCGCCCGGCATTCATAAGATAAAGTGGATTCGGTTTGACGCCGTGTTTATGAGCGATTGCGAACACTTGCTCAACATTCCAAAATGCAAGTGGATGATTCACCCAGCAGTCGTACCAATCGGACCATTCGCGCTCTTGTAATTGGCTGCGACTATCGCTTTCATCGCGCCTTTTACCGTCGTAAAGCTCAAACTCATCCTCCACAGTTTTCAGGAACTCGATCATGGGCTTAACTTTTAATTCCTCTGTGCAAAAGCGTGCCTTCGCCGAAGGCACGCGATGCTTGATCTCGACGAGCTTCTCCATTCCCATCGAAGGCAACGCATGAAACTCGACTCCCCTGAGAAGACTTTCTTTCATTTCTGCCAAATACCCGTACATCAATTCGTGCTCCCAGATCGTGTCATTGAAAACCACAATCAATTCAGAAGGATCGAACCTCTCTTTTGCCCAGCACACAAGCGCAGTTGAATCTTTGCCCGTGCTGTAACCAAGGATTCTTTTCACTTGAGACACACCCCCGTCTTTTCTCCTGCATTTACTCTTAGCCCGGATTGAACACACCCACACCCTACGCTATATGCAGTCGCCTGTTGTGAGACGGGTAGCACAGAGCAGGACTTTTTTCTAGTTTCGGGAATGGGCACAACGTGACCTTTACTCGCAGAAGTAATGTCATCAAGGCTGGCATGGATTGTGACAAAAGGCCCTCCATACAAGGGTAAGGAAAAGGGCGATGTGTATGGCACCGCCCCTTGATCCTCTGGCACCGAGACTTGCATCCCGGCCCCATATTCAATTTCTCGGCGCAATCTACCGCGAGTCTCGTTAGGAGTCAAGAGTTTTCTAGACCTGATTTTCGGCAACATTCGCCATTGCCTTTTTAGCGAAGAAACACGCCTCTTCGAGTTTGGTCTTAACGATTGCCAATTCTCGGCCCTCTGGACAAATCAAACTCAATCCTCCGAGAAGAGCACTGAAATCTCCGGCAATCTGGACCGCTTTTCCTTTTCCTGTTTCGTTGAGCATGTGGACTTCAAATAATGGGTACATTTTTCTCCTTTTAGTTTTCGGCACAAAGCCGCTTGCGCCGTAATGATGCCGCATAAATTGTTCGCTCGTGGGACCGTATCGACTCATCGGCCTTTTTCTGATTCTTTAAGAACGACGCGATAGAACTCCACACTTTGTCGGAGCGTTCTGTCCATTACAGCAGATCGATTATCGGCCCATGCACAGGCGCAATATATAAGATGAATTCGAGCAAATTCTAATTTCTTTTTTATGTCTACAACTTTTGCAAATGGTCTATCAGTTTGTGGATCATGCGCTCCATTAGATTCGCTCATATCACGCTCGTTCCGCCTCCGGGCTAGTCTGCCAGGATTTGATGCTCGCACAAAGCCAGCCCCGGCATAATGTCGATAATTTCCCTGTCTTCCGGGTGAACCTCGAATTGTTTTTCACCGCAAAAGAAAGTTCCACATGGCCTTACTCTAACTATTTTCCCGCGTGCCTTTTCCGGGCGCCCATCGCTTTTTGCGAACCAATAGCAATCAGGATTATTAGTGTGAGCGATTATCACCACCGGCTGCCATCCTTGTTCGTCCATTGGTTAGTCTTTCCCTTCGAGGATGGCCGAAAGCTCGTCGGCATACACAATCATCCGGCTCATTTCGTTTTTGTGATACTCGAAGTCAGCATTCCTTAGTATTTCCGCGTGTTCTCGCCATTTTTCGGGCAGCGCAAACAGTTTCTCGAAAGAAGCCTGCACTTCCAGCGGCGCATGTTGACTCCACAGCCAGTCTTTGATGGAGGTTCGGCTCATGGGTTAGCCGCTTTCTTAGCCGACTGCGCCCAATGCACCGGGACATTGGCCCGTTTGCACATATCCTCGAAGGCGAAGGCGTTTGCCGCCGGGATCGTGACCACGTTGCCATCGAGCTTGAATCCAAGGCCTTTCAGTTCTTCGGCTTCGATCTCAGCCTTGACGACGGCTAGACCGCCACCCGAGACAGCGACAAATCCTTCTTTCCATTCAGTCAGGGCCACGGCGTCATCGCCTTTCTTAGCTGCTGCTTTTCGGAGTTTGTCTCCAGCTACAGCGTTGGCCTCTTGTTTCGATCCCACTCCCGATGCTTTATTGCCGTCGTCATCCTCTTGGGCCACATTCGTCATGGCAGCAAGGCTATAGCGTCGAGCGTAGGTGACAGCCGATCCGACCGATTGAGCGTCGAAGCGTTCACGCATCATGGCCGGAAGAGTCAAGTCGGAAGCCATCCACTCGCCGGAAGTATGGGCCAGCATGGTCGTGACTGTAAGCATCTTGGCTTCATCGGAGCCGAACTGAGCGTGTGGCATTTGAATGACGGCCACGCCCTCGGCGGCAAGGTGTTTGCGCGTGGCTTCAATGATGGTGGGCAGGTCGGCATATTTAGACCTATAAGCCGGATTGTCGGCATCTTTGAGCACCGGATCGAACTTGAGAGAGGCTTTTGCAATCGCTTCGACCAGTTTGCCGATGGTCGGAGACATGCTCCAACTCATTTTCGGCACTTCGGCCTGTTCTTTTAAAGCAGGTTCGGGAGTGCTCATCGAGGCTCCGTTTCCACGTCAGCTACAGTATTAAATGAAACCTTAGTTTTTCGTTTAGAGAGAGGCTTTTTAAGGATTTTCTTCGGATCATGGTGCGCTTTCATCCATTTTGTCAAAATCGGCGTTGCTTCACTTAGGCTTAACCCGAAGGCTTCTCGCAGATAAGTTCCCGCGCCGAACATATTCGTATCCCCGGACTGCCGCAAATCTTCAAGGAAATCGAACATTTCTTGCTCCCTAGCATTGTCACCTTTGATGTAGCTCATTTTCCCTCTCTTTCAGCTTTTCGGAGATAGTCGGCTCGGTCGGCCATCCGGTCGAAAAACTCATCTGTAGCCTTGCGGTACATTTCGTATTGCACGTCATTGGGCAAGTCCCAATACTCCACAATGCGACCGAACTTTTCATGCACCATTTCCTCGAAGATGGCCTGAATTTCATCTTTGTAGCTCATAAGCCCTCATTCTCGGCGCTCAGAATATCCGAGGCGTCCTCCGGTTCGTAATGGCTCGTTTGCGAATAGTCATTGACATATCCGATGAGACATTGATTCGTAGAACTGTGATTGCTCCAAGATTCGCCGCAATTCCGGCAAGGTGGATGCACATCCGACACCCCGGAGCGTTCCTGCAATTCTTCATCGGGAGTGAGCATTAGGAACCTCCGCTTTCTTGAAATCAACGGACGGATCAAACCAATCGTCATTGACGATATGGCCGATGGCATGAACCTTTGAATGTTCGCAACGTACGCGGATTGTTTTTCCTGGCAACTTCGACCACTCTGTAACGCCTGCAACTTCCATACATCGCCATATGAAATGTCCGGCACAAGAGTTCAAATCATGGTGCGAGAATGACTTTGGGAGATACAAAGCATAGCCTCCGAATCCTTGGCAGCCTTGATCACCGTAATCTAAATTTAGCCATGCGGACAATAGGCCATGATCTTCGGAAGTGATTTGCACGCTTTGAATGACAGCATTTCGTGTTTCAATCTCCATCGGCTTGCCTCCAGGTAGGATCGAAAAGACACTCACAAACAAGACACCGATAAATGCCGGTGTATCCGGTCGGATGTTCGAGCGTGAAGATTTCGATAGACGGGCCGCTGCAACAAGGGCTAATGCGCGTAACGATTCCCCTGCGTGATTGCTCGTACAAAGCAAAGGCGTCGGATTCAATCGACATTAGAGCAGTCCTCCTCGAAGTAAATGAATCGTCCACAAAACACAAGCGACAGCAACAATAGCGCCGACAATAGCAAGCCATTTCGGAATAGTGGGTGAAGGTTTGTAGGTCCACTGGTCGATAATCCGGTGATACTCTTCATCGGACATATGCCAGATCGCGTCGGCGCGTGCCAGGCGTTCTTCGGCAGCTTCGTTCATGGCTTCGTTCGACAACTTGATGCGTTCGGATAGTTTCATGGCGCTATTCCTCCTCTTCCTCTTCGTGAAAGTTTGTGCCTTCGCAATAGGGGCAATGGATGAAATGGTCGGGATCGGCTTCGGTGCAAACAAGTTCATCAGGATCGCCGGACCAATTACATCCCTTCGATTCGCAATACAGTGTGGTGCTCATGGTTTCTTTTCGTCCCGCCAGAGCTTGCTACCGCAATTCGGGCACCTAAGCGGCGGCGTTTCGAGTCGGCCCAGCCATTCATGCTTACAGCGTTTACAGGTGAGTTTCACAAGTCCAATCCTTTCTTAATTATGCCGACAAGAGTCATTGCGCCGATTACGGCAAGCACAGCAACAAACATTTGACCGACTACTGCCCATACGAATTGCTCATTCATTTTGTCCTCGATTCGGCACAGCGTTTACAGGTCAGTTTCATCGAACCCTCTGAAAGTCTGGCCGAGCTTACCTACCCGGCCTGTGAGCAGTTACCAACTGCAAGGATGCCGATAGGACGGGAAAACAAAGAAAAGGCGCCCTACCGGGATGTCTCATGGCTGGCCTTCGGCTTTGCGAATGGCTGCCTGCACTTTTTCGAGCAAATTGTTTTCAGCCGGGCCTTGATGCGGCAGAAACGTATTCACCCAGTCCTCAACAAACTTGCACGCTTCCAGCAACTCCGCATTGATGGCTCGAAGCTCGGCGATCTCGGCCCGATCGGTGAGTCTATTAATCGTTTTATCCGACATCGCCATCCCTCCCAGCTTCGGAATCAGTTCTAATCATGTGCTTGTGCTCCTCGAAAAACTTACGCAATGGGCCATTTTCGGGGAACTTAGTCCAATCCTTGCTAACTTGCACCTCGTCGAGAATCGGCTTGCATTTTTCATGTAGGCAGAAGTCTTTTTCCAATCCGTCCATTCCGGCAATGTGGACGTTTGTTCCGAATAGAATCTCGGTGAGGAAAGTATCGCCACAGATCGCACAGACACCCAAGTTACCGCCCGGCCCCGGCATGTTCCAAACCGCTTTGCGTGTCTCGGCCCCGGCAATCGTTTTATCGCTCATGGTCGGCCTCCCCACTGTTCAGCCATCGCATCGGCAATTCCTTGAAGTGTACGGCTGCGATTCTTCCAGCGATCCGGGCTTGGTGGTTCCCGATGTACTCGCGCATACCTGCCTTCCACAATATCGGTAGGAACCAGCTTGGGCAATTTCTTGAGCCACAGGCACGTTGCTTTTGTTTCGGGATGTCCGAATTGCCACGGTTGAATGATCTGATCCGGCTTGCGCCAGTGGGTACTCAAAACTCCGATAGGATTCTCAATGGCAATCTTCGGAATGGTCAATTTAGCCAGAAACAGAACAAAGCTGATCGCCTTTAACTGCTCCTCACTCTTGTCCTTGAACCATCTGGCACCACTAACCGCCAAGTGTGTGCAAGGCGGAAAAGCAATCATCATGTTCCAATCGCGGATATGTCCATCTACAAGCGTTTCGGCAATCGTACATTGAAAATGGTATTTGGAATTGCGCTCACAAGGAAGAATGTCACAAGACCAAGCATCGTGACCCTGTTTTCGGAAGGCATCCCGCACAATTCCCGAAAATTCACAGGCAATCAATACTCGCATGCTTTCTCCTCTTGGTTCCCGATGGTATCGGGCTGTGTCGGCTTGTGCGTGCCGAGGTTACGCTGTGAACACGAAGACATAACCGCGCTTCGATGATCCACCTGTGAGATTGCCAGTCCATCCCATTTTCGAGCACAGCGCATCAGCGGCCTTGCGGTGGACTGCTTCACCTGATAGCTCGTAAGGGTAGCTGATAGTCACTTTGTTTCCATCCTCGTCCGATGCGATGATTCTAGAGCCTTTATAGTTCGTCGGCCCGACATACTTGGTGAAAATAGCTTTCATACTTGCCTCCGTTTAACGTCTTGGTAGACGAGTTATGCATTCCTGATTGCCCACGCATCGGCGCGCAGGCAATCGGCAAGGCACAAGCTAGGCCTGGTTCCACCTGAAACCAGGCAAAGACTCAACTTCGGCAATGAGACGAGCTGAAGCGGTATATTTCCGCTTGGCGTTCAAGTCCCATGCTTTGTTGAGCATATTCAAGGCTTTATGTGGATAATCGCAGACAGCATAGGTGCGTTCTTCGCCCCACGATTCGACCTGAATGATTCGGGTATCTCGGACTTCATACTTGGCTGACATGTGTTTTCTCCTCAGCAGTTAGGTTACTGCCTACACGCACGATAAAACAAGTTGGGCATAGGTGTCAAGACAATTCTGCATCATTATGCAGATTTATTAGCAAGTGTTAGTATTTCCGCGATGATCCAGAGGATGCCGGCAAGTATAAGCGGTATTCCCCAGAAAAAGATAATCAACGCGAGTACGATGTCTCCGACCATAACGCACCTCTCAGTGTCTCGACTTCGACCGCTCGATAGCTTCCTCGGCACGCTCCCAGATACGCTCAAGGCTCTCGGCTCGGGCACAGAGTATCTGAATATCGACTAGGGCGGCATAGACTACGCGTTCGGGCGTCGTTTCGGGTACGGGTTTGCGTTCTTGTCTCGGCATGGCGTCACCTCTTAGGCGAATCGGCCAGCGCACCTAGGCGATGCGCTGAACGGGCGTCTAGCGTGCAAGTAGTTCAATTTCCAGTTTCATAAGAGCATCGCGGACGTTGTTTGTGCTGTCTTTGGCTATGCGTGCGAAGTCTGGGGAATCGTCCCTGATCGCTTGTCCAGACTCTCGACACCACACGCAAGAAAGCAATTCGGCCAGAGACTCACGCATCCCATAATTGCTAAACTCTAAGACTCGGCAACGGGACAAAAATCGCTTTTCTAGGCCATCGGTTGAGTTGCAAGTGAAAATCCAAATGGTTGCCGGCGGCGCCGCAGTTGAGTCTAACTTAGAGAGGAGTGCAAGCTGGGCGCCTTCAGTCATACGGTCGGCTTCGTCCACGCATACCACGTGGAAACCATTGACTTTGGGAGTGCAATACCAGCACATACGCACGGTTTCATCTATGGCGCGCGCGTCACACTTCTGCGACGGGATGTGATGCCATTCGCCGCCGATCGTCTCGCACAGAGCTTGCGCCATCGTAGTCTTCCCTGTACCTGGATTCCCGGTAAAAACCCATGCACTCGGCGCCGGCCGAAGACTGAACGAGGAAAGCACTTTCTTAACCTTGTCTAGACCGATAAAATCGGAGATCACATGCGGACGATACTTTTCGGCTAGTGGCGCTGGGAACGGTAAACCTTGAATTGGTTCGCTAAATAGACTCATGCTCGCACCCATCCTTCCGATTTGAGATACTTTTCCCAGTGTCCAGACCGAAAACGTGTTTCGATTCCCTTACGTACTTTCGGACATTCAATGGAAACGGTCTCTCGGAGAATTGCTTGTGTTTGGCCAGCGTTGACAAGGCGAATTTGAAAGTGGGAACCATTGCCGCGATACAGGTCATAAAGACCGCTAGAGCAATCGTATAGCGGTACAGAGTCATTCTCTTTTAGCTCTGGGATAGTGTATTCAACGTCCTGTCTGTGGATTGTTTCCGACGCTGGCCAGTAGAGGAAATCGGCTTCCGGCTTGTCACCCATGATTACAGTGTGACGTACGCACAGAAAGCCGATATTGATATTTCCACTGTCTTTCGGCATGAAGACTAGAACATTTTCGCCATCTTTCATTGTTTTCTCTCCTAGAACGCCTTGGTTTGTGCGTTCTGGGCCGCCCGCGCATCGAAGCGTAGGCCACCCGGGAAGCACAAGTTAGGCTGAAAGGAATTTAGTCATATTGGCAGCATTGAGAAACACATGGGCCGTTGCTGCCTTGCCGCAAAACGTACCAGCAGAAACAAGCGCGAATCCTTCCGGCAAGACTTTCAGTGTCACATTGCCAACATGATCGGATTCGACGATCTCATTGGATTGATTGGCCATTCCACGCGCGGCCACGTCGAAGTAGGGATGCGAACTAGTAGGCAATGATTTGCGCTGCATTGTGGCCAGTTCGACGATAGCGAACTCGTCACGCGATCCGCCGTCCCAATAGGAATTGATTTGCATAGGGCTAAATTCGGACAGGTAAGCGCGGTGTTTCTTATAACCCGGAAATGCGGCTGTAATGACTTGTTTCACTTCGGGTGCATTTTTGAGTGATTCGATGATATTCATTGCGTTTCTCCTCTCGACTAAGGGCGCTACCCTTGTCTACAGACACCTTAATCTAGTTAGGCATTACTGTCAAGTGTTTTCTTGCACTTCGACAAACATTTTTGCAAGTCTTCGGCAATCAACCGATTATCACGTGCCAATTCCCGACACTGGACACGTATTTATTCTTACAAGGGATGTGCTTTTTGCTTGCACGCGCACGGCGGACCGCGCTACGCTCCATTTCAGGACCATGCTATCGTGAAGACACTTGCGGCTACTTTAGCGTCTAAGAGAATGCACGCTGCGCTCCCAGCGCACGTACGCAAGGCTTGGGGTTTCCGTCTGCGATGTATTCAAGGAGGACGCGCCTCTCAACGCGCCGCACGTCTGCGCGGATTCGATACGATGGCCTATGCTCGCAGTTTCAGATGGCCAAAGGTTGACAACAAGACGCGCACAAGTTAGGGATTAACTCACACCGATACATAAACCTAGTGTAATCAATCACACCGACATACTAGTTATTATCAGACGTTAGTTAGGCATGGCCATTCACTCGGCAATCAATCGGCAATCAACTGGCAGAGCTTTGGCCGGCTCCCGCGCGCGCGAAGACCTGGCCCGCTTTTCAGGGTACCCCATAGCGAATTGTCGAAGCCTGGGGGAACTTGCACGCGCTCCGGGCGAGTGGCTACCACTAGACCTCTGAGCATCCCAACTAAATTCTGTGCCTAACTTGTTGTAATACAAAATCCTCTTGACATGTAATACAGTGGCGTGTAATACGTAATACGGACGGCTCGTAATACAGGGAACGTAATACATGAAGACGACGATCAGCCTGCGGGTAGAGGTAGAGGAGAAGGAGAAGTGGGAAGCGAAGGCAGGGGAGCGGACGTTGACGGAGTGGATTCGGGAGAGATGTAACGGGGAGTCCAGCGGGAAGGAGGAAAGTGGGACGAGTAATCGAGTATCGGACGTGTCTGGGGGTGCTGAAGTTCGAGCGCCGAAGCGACGGGAGCCTGATGCCGGTGGACCTCTTGCAGCAGTTAAGTGTTCCCACTGTGGACACGACAAGTCGATTCACAAGGGACCGATGCGAAGTTGTGTTTACGGAGACTGTAGATGTGGAGGGTTCCGATGATCGAGATGCCAGACAAGGGGAAAGGGTACCTGCACGCAGCCTATGAGGTGGTTGAGCCTCACACGGCGGAATCTGTGTGGCAGGATTGCATGTGTGCATCGTGCCAGGACGTGCGGGAAGTGAAGAAACTGCCTCGGGGAACGACCTTTCGGAACAAGGATGAGAAGTATTGAGCGTCATAAACATCCCGTATGATGGGCCGAAAACGATGTGGGATGCTATGGTTCGGGGTGTGGACCGCTATAAGTTGAACTACGACCTAGCCTTTTCGGATCAGTGCATTGTCGATGGCCGGCGCAAGCACCGATTTGATCCGAAAACGAAGCGTTGTACCCTCTGTGGAGCGAAAAAGTGATAGTCGAAAGGATGAAGAGAGTCTGCCCGAGCGGAAAAACTAAATTTTTCGATAAAACTACGGCTAAAATGGTGGCAAAAAAGGATCGAAAAGTGACCGGACATTTTATCGTTCCTTACCCATGTCCACAGTGCGGTTGGTGGCACGTCGGTCATTCCGATCACTATACCGAGAAAAAGGAAACCAAAAATTGACGGATCGAATCTGCGTCTGCGGACTCGGCAAGGTTGGCAGGCCGATCCTCAACATGCTCCGACAGAAAGGCTTTACCGCTGTCGGCTACGACCACATCCCGAAGCACTCCGAAGTTAGCCTCAGTCAGGCAGTCGATCAGTCCGATGCATGCATCTTCATTGTCCAGACGCCTTCCCTTCCCGATGGCTCGTTCTCGAACGATTACCTCATGGATGCCCTGAATCGTTTTACTGTGGCTGCTAGAGCCGCCCGAAAAACGGATTACCTCTACATCGTAACGAGCACCACGAATCCCGGTTCCTGCGACCAGTTTCGGCACATCGTCGGCGATAACATCGTCTATAAGCCGGAATTTATCAGGCTGGAGCATGTCGATGCCGACCTTCTCACTCCCAGCTTCATCCTCATCGGGGAAGGGTGCAAAGAAGCCGGAGATAGGGCGGTAGGCATTTACAGCGACCTGTTTAGGTTCCATCCCATCTTCAGAGGCACCGACATCCCCATCAAGCGCATGTCCCTCATCGAAGCCGAACTCGCCAAGATCACCCTCAACTGCGCCTTGACCATGAAAATTTCCCTCGCGAATCAACTCTACCTCGTCGCCCGAAAACTCGGTGCCGACCCTCGAAAGATCATGGATGCCGTCGGTGCGGACCCGAGAATCAATCCCCACTACCTCGAACCGGGACGCCCTTACTCCGGCCCATGCCTTCCTCGGGATAATCGCATGTTCCAGTTTACCGCCGAAAAAGCGGGAGTCTTCGCGGCCCTCTCTATCGCCGCCGATGTCATCAACGGGATGCTCGATAATGAATGAAATCTCCGAGTATTGGGACAGAAGGCCGTGCAATGTCGGCCACGGAATATCTCCCGTTGGAACCGAAGAGTGGTCCACGGAAGTAGCCATTCGCAAATATTTTGTCGAGCCTCATATCGTCTGGTTCGCGGACTTCGCAAGATGGAAGGACAAAAAAGTTTTAGAAATTGGCTGCGGCATCGGAACCGATACCCGTGAATTTATACGTCATGGCGTAGGCCATATTGATGCGATGGATATTTCCAGTGGGAGTTTGAACCTCGCTGCAAAGAGATCGTGGCAGGTTCTAAATAAAAGACAGTTGAACCTTCCTGACAAACTCGCTTGGGATAATCCCGTTGCCACATTCCATCTGGCAAATGCTGAGGATTTCCAGCCTCTCGGACCATTCAATCTCATATACAGCTTCGGAGTTCTGCATCATACGCCGAATCCCAAAAAAGTTTTAGAAATTGCGAGAAGGGGGCTTGCTCCAGACGGCGAGCTTCGCATCATGATCTATGCGAAGTATTCCTGGAAGCATCTCTTCACCCTCCAGCAGCCCGAAGCGCAAGCCGGATGTCCGTACGTGAAGTGGTACTCGAAACGAGAAGCCCGAAAACTATTGGAGTCCTGCGGCTTTAAGGTCGTGTCGATCACCAAGACGCACATCTTTCCGTGGCGCATCCCCGAATATAGAAACCACCTTTACAAGAAAGCATTTCCGTGGAGCCTTATCTCCGAGAAATATTTTGAACGCTTCCTCGGCCATCACCTTCTGATCGTCGCGGTGAAAGCGTGAACGAAGCACATTGGGCTTATCCAAATTGCGGGTTGCTGTGCTCCTATTGTGCCTCGATTATGGATGGCTCCGAATCTGATCATTCCGACTGGCCGTTCAAATTCATCTGGACATGCCGGAACAAAGCGTGTGCCCACTTCGGAATCCGTTACAGAATGTCGCGCGAGCAAGGCGTTAAGCTGGAGAGAATCGCGTGAAAGCCGCCCTCGTCGTCACTTCGATCAACGATTGCACCGAACTTCTGAACGGCTACCTCGCCAACTTTGCAAAGTATGGACGCCAAGCGAAAATATTCCTTATCCCCGACAAGAAAACTCCCAAGCAGGAATTGCAACATTGCGCCATTGTCCCAACGATTTCCGGGCAGCAAGACTTCCTATCGCGGGTTGGATTTCCGTACGAAGACATTCCCCTGAACTCCGACAACCGGCGCAATGTCGGCTATCTCATGGCTCTCGATTCTGGCGCGGAAGTGATCGTGTCCATCGACGATGACAACTACTGCCCGAAGGACGAAGATTTCATCGCGCAGCATAGACTACCAATGGGTAGCCATTATCCTTCGACGGATACGCCGTGGGTTAATAATTGCGATCTTCTGTTCCGCAAATGCGTAGCCTATCCGAGGGGATTTCCATACTTTGCCAGAAACTACAAAAAAGTAAGGTATGAAAGAGTCCACGATCTATTCGAGATTCGCATAAATGCAGGGATGTGGATTGGCGATCCCGATTTCGATGCAATCACTTGGTTGTCGAATCCTCCAACGACAGCTACGACTTCAAAAGAAATAACATTGGGAAAGAATGCGTGGTGTCCGATCAACTCCCAAAACACAGCCGTCCACCGCGACCTCATGCCCGCGTACTACTTTATCCGCATGATTCCCCCGAGTGACCGCTTCGGTGACATCTTTCAAGGCTACTTCGCCCTCAAGGTCGCAAAGCACATGGGCTGGACCGCACGCTTCGGCTCGCCCGTCGTGACCCATCGCCGGAACTCGCATGTCTACCTGAAGGATGTGCAAAAGGAAATCGAACCGATCCTCATGCTCGAAGAACTGCTTCCCAAACTCATCGAGCACAAACTGACCGGAACCACGGTCCACGAAAGCTACTTGTCATTGGCTGACTTTGTGGAAAGCCAGGACACGGAATTTTATCGAGGAACCGCGCGTCTCATGCGACAATGGGCGGAGACGTGCAAACGAATTGGCTGAGGCGCGGCTAGGTCTGGCTCGTCCTGCTGCGGTGAGTTTTGGCATGGTGAGGTTTAATTTATGGCTAAAGTTATTCTAGCTGGCGGCCCGAGTTTTGCCTTGTTCAATCCGAGCTTGCACGCCTCCCTCGGTCTGCTCTATCTCGGTGCGGCTCTCCGCGAAGCAGGCCACGAAGTTAAGATCATCGACTGCCACCGTATCTCGACATTCGATCCCGAAACGAACAAGCTGAAAGTCGATCCCGACAAGATGGAAGAATGCGACATCCTCGGCGTGTCCATCGTCACTCCAAATGCCGAGTTTGGCGGACAACTCGCCGCGCTCTGGCCCGCGAAAGTAAAAGTGGCCGGCGGTCCTCACGTCACCTACATCGTAGATGGTCCTCATGCCCAGTTCAAGCAGAAGAAATACTTCGATGGCTTTGATTTCCTGATGACCGGAGAGTGCGAGGAATCGTTCGTCGATTTCTGCAACGCTTTCGACAAGGGCGAGGACGTAACCAAAGTGGCCGGAGTCGCGTGGTTCAATCCGTTCGGGATGCAGCACAATCCGACTCCGCCGCTTCCCGACGTGACCAAGATGTCAATTCCGGCTTACGACCTGTGGGAAAACTACTCCAAGGGAGGGCTTCAAGTTGCCTCTATCCACGGACATTCTATTGATGCCTCTGAACGTACTATCGGCTCTCTTTGGACCGCGCGCGGATGTCCTTATGGCTGCTCGTTCTGCGCAGATGCTCGCACGAAACTCCGGGAAGAAACCTTCGAGCAAATCGAAGCGGAAGTCAAAGCCCTCGCGGAAATCGGCGTCACCGCCCTCCGTGTTTGGGATGACGTTCTAACCATCAAGGCCAAGCGATGCCGAGAGTTGGCCGCTCTTTTTCACGACTACGGAATGCTCTGGCGCGGCTGGTCGAGAGTCAATCTCATGGACCCACAACTCTTCAAAGACCTTGCCAAGCTCGGCTGCACCGAAATGGGCTTCGGCGTCGAGCATGGTTCTCCGAGGATGCTGAAGGCTATGAACAAGGGCACTACTCCAGAGGCAAATGAGCGTGGCGTGAAAATATGCCAAGATTCGGGAATATCGGCTCGCGTTTATCTTCTGATCGGCTTTCCGGGAGAAACTTGGGAGTCCATCGGAGAAATTAGGGACTGGCTGGACCGAGTTCGCCCGGATGCAGCCAGTCTCCATATGTTCCAGCCCTATCCAGGGTGCGAAGTGTGGAACACGCCCGAAAAGTTTGGAGTCACAATTCCCGCCGAATCTTTCAGTAAGATGTGGGAACTTTGCGACGACGACCCAAGCACGACAGTTCTCGATTTGCCAACCATGAGCACGACGGAATTGTTTCAAGCTAGAAAAGAATTGCACGACTGGATTACGGAAAATATCTCCCTTCGATTGGCAACTAGGTGAATCTTAGCGTGGTCATGGCTGGCCGCAACGATGGATATGGTGGCGGAGACTATCTCTCCCGAATGCACCGATGCCTTGCGAGCGTGGTTCCGCTCGGCTGTGAAATCATCTTCGTCGAATGGAATCCGCCGCAAGACAGGCCGACACTCATCGAAAAGATCGGCTACAAGGGTATTCATCTAATCACCGTTTCTCACGATCTTCACTCACGGATGCACGGCGAAGACCTCATGCCGATGTTCGAGTATCGCGCCAAGAATGTCGGCATCCGGCGAGCGAAGGGCGATTGGATTCTAGTAATGAACTCGGACATCGAACTGACCGAAGCGATGCGGGTGAGGCTCCAAAAAGAACTCTACTGCGATTATATCTACGGAGCCAAGCGGCACGACATTCACCTTGGAACGATTGTTGAGGTACGCGACGGGCCGGGAGACTTCGTTCTGATGAGCCGGGAGAACTGGCATCTCCTTCGAGGCTATCTCGATCTTGTGAGTTACACACATATCGACTCTCTCTTGT